ATTTATTAATATTATTTGCTATCTTGATGAAGCAGAAAGTGAACAGAGAATCTTTTGTAGATTTTTGTAAGTTTCACAGAACGGTAATCTATAACTTGACAATCCCAGAATGAAATAGAAAGTGGCCTCATTCCATTGATTTATCTTTTGAGTGGGGCTATTTTTTTATCTAACAACTTGGACAATAAAATGGTTTTTAGAGAAAAGTTTGACTAGAAAAAAATAACAGATAAAATAATATCTAAAGATGAAGTTTTACTTTCATCTAAAATAAAGAGTGTCAAAAAAGAAAATAGACTGATAATCACAACAAATGGTTGTTATGATATTTTGCATTTTGGACATATATTCACTTTAGAAACTGCTCTAAATTACAAAAAAGAAATGACATATTCTCTTGAGAGACCCCCTTTCCTTTTAGTCGGAATTAATTCCAATTTATCTGTAAAAAAATACAAAGGCGAAAACAGACCAATTATAGATGAGATAAATAGATCTAAATCTATTGTTTGTTTGTCTTTTGTAGATGCTGTTTATATTTATGATGAAGAAACAAGTGAGAAGTTTGTAGAGATTGTAAAGCCTGACTTTCATGTTAATTCGTCTTCTTACGGAGAAGATTGTGTGGAAAGAAAAATCCTAGACTCTTATGGAGGTCATCTTGTTATAGTAGAAGAAATAGAAAATTCACCGTCAACAACAAATATTTTAAATTCGGTCTTAAACCTTGGCCATTGACAAAAAAATCGTATTAGAAAAAAAACAAAGGGAGATATCCTAATTGGACTCTAAAGTAATTACACGTAAGAAAAACCTATTAGAACAAAAAAATTGTGATGTTGTAATTTTGATAGGTGAAGATGGAAGTAAGTTTGGCGAAATGAATACAGAAGCCGCTTTTACTATTTCTGAAGAAAGAAATTTAGACTTAGTGATTGTGAACGAAGAAAACGATCCTCCCATTTTGAAGCTAATGAATTATGGAAAGTATTCCTATAATCAAAAAATAAAATCTCGTGAAAATAATAAAAAACAAAAAGTGATCAAGAACAAAGAGATACGGTTTACCGTAAGTATTGATCCTCATGATCTTCAGACTAAATCTCGTCAAATTGACAAGTTTTTATCTAAGGGGCATCGTGTTAGAATATCTATTCTTTTTCCAAAGAGACAGAAAGATACCATAAAGCCAGCGATTGAATCTCTTGTGGAAGATATGAAAAATACAATGGAGGAAAAATTCCGGGAAGAAAACAAACCAACTATGTCAGAGAGAATGTACATTTTGGATATTGTTCCGGTTAAATAATGTAAATGAAAAAACAAGATCCTATTTGGATCTTGGACAAGAGAAGTAAAAGAATTGAATCGCATTATTATCTCGTAAGAAAGATAGTCTCACAATATAATTTTGTAGAAAAATCTCTTTACCAAGATCTCCTTCAAGAAGGTAACATTGGTTTAATCAAGGCTGTAGATAGGTATGATGAATCATATAAGGTTCGTTTTTCCACATACGCCTGTTTCCAAATAAAGTATCATGTTCAAGATTTTCTGAGAAAGAATTCTAGTGTACTCTATATCCCTCACAATAAACTTTGCGATGCTTTCAAGTTAAAAAGATTTATTGAAAAAAAACTAAAAGAAAATGGCACCCCTCCTCTGGAATCACAGATGAGGGGCTTTCTTTTATGTACTCAAAAAAGACTTATAGAGATAATATCTATAATATCTCTAATTAACAGTCCTGATAATGATATTGATACCATCTCTAACGTTCCCTGTCCAAACTCTAATAATGAAATAAAAAGAGAAGAGGTCATGGACATGTTGAAAAATCTGGAAATAGATGATCAGCGTCTAATTCTAGATCATTATTATTCAAATAAATCTTTAAGAAAGATTTCTCGTGAAAGAAATGTCTCACATGAGACCATAAGGAGGCAACATAATCGTATATTGTCTCAATTGAAAGATTCTTTCATTTACTAAAGGGAAAATCTCTTATAAATTGGAAACATATAAAGAAGAATTTTATTTTGTCGGGGAGTCGTTATAATATGCCAGCGCCCATAAAAAAGCAATCTAATCATGGATTTAGTATATTCAGTGCATTAGACAATTATATGAAAATAGCCATTAGACCTTCTGATTCTTTTGGCACTCAGAATGATTTTGGACAAACAAGCTCTATTGAGGGGCTTGCTTCCAAATACTTCTCTGATGAGTTTTATGGTAAATTACCACAAGATTTCGTTCAGCAAGTGAAGCCTATTGTTGATGGTTTCATTCAGGGACTTCCTGAATATTCTCAAAAACTCAATGAACTTGCACCTAAGATATCTGAGCTTTCTCAAAGAGTTAGAAATACAACTCAAACTACAAATATCTATGAACAGAAAGTTAAAAAACAATTAAGAAAAAAGAAGAAAGATCTCACAAATCAAATGAATCGTGGTTTGATTTCTAGAGAAGATTATTCTAGTCAATTACAATCAATACAGTTAGAAGAAGGCGAATTAGAAAAAAATATAAATACTTTAGACTTTTATGAAAATAAAGGTATGAAGGGTGGCCCTCTATCTGACTACAGAAGAGATGAAGGCAAAAAAGGCCAATACTTCTTTTTCGATGAAGAAACTCTAGCACTGATGGACGATTTAGGTTCAGATTTGTTTGGAGAGCATTCAGATTCACAATTGACATTTGGTGATACTTTTTTAATTGATGCTGAGAATAAAATTCGTGAAATTTCTAATTCTCTTTCCAAAAATACGAATAAAGCACAAACTGCGAATTCTCCGCAAGAGATTAAATCGACAATAAGTGAATTAGAAGATGACATTCTTTATTTCAAAAATAATACTCAACAGGCAGTTCAAGATTACGGTATGTCTGAAGAGGAAATTCTAAATCTTATTTCCCAAAAAGAAAAAGAACGTGAATATCTCATGTTGGACTTTTATGATAATGAAAGTTCAGGACAAGAGAAATCCGGCAATGTTTATCTTCTTGCTGGAAGTCAAACTATCGATCAACTAAAAAGACTTTCTGTATCTGTCTTAGGTGTCGAACCTGATGACATTCAGATATTAGATCATTATTTTGAAAAGCCTTATGTTGAAACTAAGCATGAAAAGGATCTTTTTGCCGATGGGTTGAGTGATATTGTAAATGGACCAGTAAAAATAAATAATCCTAAAAATGCAGATGAGGCTTACGAAGCGCAAGAACCTGATCTTTCTCAAATGGATATGAATCCAGAAGATTATCCTTTAGACAAACAGAAGAATCTTGAAAGACAGAGAAAAAATACAATGAGTTGGACAGATTTGTTTAATTTGTCTGATTCGGGATCTATTCAAACTCTTTTGAGTTCATATGGTCTTTCCGTTGACGATTTACTTCATCCTAGTATTCCTGGATTTGAAGATATTGTTTCTGAAATTCCAGATGATGCATCTCCCGAAGCAGTAAGAATTAATAATAGAAAAAGAATGAATACAATTCTATCTTTTATTAATCATTTCAAGAAAACTCAAACTGGGGAAATCGACAACTTTGAATTTTTGAAATCTTTCGAATCCTTTACAGAAAATGTTGATGAGAATTTTTATGATATGATTGTAGCCTTTGCTGGTGGAATGGCCGAGGTTGATAGAGTTGGTGTCGAATCTGTCGATTTCAATTCTTTCAGTAATGTCTCATCCCTTTATGAAACATCACCTCTTATTAAGCAGTTGGTTGATTTCTTTGGAAGAAGAGGAGAGGTTTATTCAAAATTCTCAATAACAGATCCTAAAGTTTATATTTCAGAAGGCTCTTCTAAGGGATTCGAAGAGGTTAAAAGAAGACAAGAGGTTCTTAGCAATATAGATTCATGCGTTTCAATATCTTCTCAATTAAAAGAATTTGAAAGTGGTAAGTCTGGAGAAATCATAGTCGATGGAACTTCTTATTCACCTAAAGAAGCTGGGTATTTACTTTCTAGTATATCCTCTGATCTATTTAAGTCTGTTAAAAATACAACTTTAGAAAACAGTGCTTCAATTAAGAAGGTGACTTTAAAAACTCCTTCTAATGCCCAGAGACAATTAGAAAAAGACTCATCTGCTCCACTTATTAAAGAATTTATAGATCTTAGAAAATCTATTTCTGGATTAGAATCACTTTACAGACAGGCAGAGAATAGAAGAGACGAACAAGAAGTTCGTGGAAGTGTTGGTAAATTGGCAGAAGAAATTTCAAATCTTAAATCTATTGTTTCATCACCATGGCCTGACTATGCAGCACTTCAAGCCAGTGTGGAAATCATAGGTTCTCTTTGGAATAATCAGACTGGTGTATCTTCTTTTGTGGAGTCTGAGTTTTCTAATAGTCCAATGAGTGATGTTTATCAGAATTCTAAATCTAAGATAATGCAATTGATTAAAACTTCATATAAAAATCCAGAGTCTGCTGTAAAACTAGATACAAAAAAAGATCTTACGGTCATGTCTAATCTGTTGAAGACTTTAACTAACAAGAAAACAGGTATTGATACTTACGCCGTTGAAAGTGGACAACATTTAATTGTAATTGAACAGATAGATAATATTAAAAATGAATTAGATTCTATCATTTCATCTGGAAACGGAAATAAAAAACAATTTAATTATTTTAGTACCGCTTTGAAAGACTTAATATCTGTTGCTGACGAAACATTGACGGCTTATACATCCTCTGACGGAAGAATGTTTTTAGAAAACGTTCAAATGGCGTCTTCTGTTTTTGAAAAAGCAAATACAGAGTACTCTCAGTTTTTGATTGATAGAAATAGAGAGAGTATAGAGAAGGCAGAAAATAGCCTTAATTCATCTAACTCAGAACCATCTGATTTAAAAGGAGTTAAAGGAACTTTAACTGGACTTAATGTTGATTTCAACAACGAGTCCGACAAGTTCACGTTTGAATTTACAAGAGCTTCCAACGAAAAACAATTTCCTTCCTTAGAAAGAGTGAAGAATAGATCTGACCTAGAGCCTGTAAGTAATTCTATCTTACTTAACCTTGATTTTGGTATTGAAAATTCAGTAAGAGGTCTTTTCTCTCAAAAATACAAAGACCCTTATACTGGCGCAAGATATGGAAAGATTTCAAGACAGGAAGGCTTTGGCGTTTATGTCGAAGATATAACAGAAGAAGTACAACAAAAGACATCTATCATTAAAGCTGAATATTTTGAATATATAAGTCCTTCTGAAGTTCAATCTTTGATTTTTGATATGAAGAAAACCATGCAAGAAACTGGAGATTCAAACACACAATCTTTACTTCGTCAAAGTGCTGAGTCTAATCCTAAATTGCAGGTATTGGCAAATGCAATCCTTGGTGCTTCTACAAATCAACCTCTTTCTTTTATTGAAAATGCAATAAGGGATGAAAATAGTCCTTTAAATGTATCTGAAGAAGAAATGAAGAATCGAGAAATTAAAAGAAAAGATAGATTAAAGAAAAAGAATCTAGATAAGTTAAAAGAACTTATGGAAGAAAGGAATTCATCAAAAGATGACGATTATATAGATAATCCATATCGTGATGAAAGATATTCACGTCCTACGTCGGAACCGGAAGATGAAGAGTCTTTTGATGAAGGTTACTTGGAGAATAAAGAAAGAATGAATTCTCAAGGTTTTGATGGTGATCGTGAGGAAGAATTCGAAGAGCCAGATATAGAAAATAACGACGACGAAGATTCTTCTCTTTATCAAGAAGAAGGGACTGTTGTTTCTGGAAAAATTAAAGATATAGATCGCTCAAGAAACCAATTAATTCTTGATAGTGGAGTGAAAGTAGATTTAATTTCTGGACAAGGCTATGATATATCTCAATATAGACCTGGCGAAATAGTTACTGTCAAAGGTAACTTTGACGAGAAAAGTAACGTCCTTCAAATGAAGCAACAGGTTTCAACAAAACCAGTAAAAGGCGAAGTTGTTAGCGTAGAAGGTAATTTTTATACACTAAAAAATAACTCAATAATAGCTATTGATGAAAACTTCAAAGGGTCTGACTTTTCAAACCGTGACGACATCTTCAAAGGAGATACTGTTACATTCTACGTAGAAGATGACGAAGAAGGTGGCGGTGGTGTTTATAATGCCTTTGACTATAAAATAGATAAAAAATCTCCAAGACCTAAGATGGGAAGTGTATTTAATCTTAAAAAAGTAAGCAAAGATAATAAATTTAATTTAAAAAAATGGAGTAAGTAAAATGCCTCTTTCTAACAAAGGGACTCCAAACACTGTTACTCCAGGTCAAATATGCTATGGATGTATTAATTTACAGGCAGGAACTTGTCCCTATGGAAATAAGTTTGGTGATAGCACTTTAAATTTCAAAGGACATCCAGGGAGTGGAACTTGTGAATTCTTCACACCCTATCCAGAACAATACGCTGAGGGGAATAAAATGAAAAAAGTATCAGCCAAAGATCTTAAAGAAGCTCAACTAAACATGTCTTTGTATAAAAAAGTAATGGCTTTATCTGAATCAAATAGGAATCGTTTATTTGATTATTGGAAGAAAATATACGATGACGATCCAAGGTATGCTTCAGAACTGGTAACAGACTATGTAGAAACTGCACCTTTCGACACAGAGGATAAAAAAACTCCCAATAAAGGTGAATTTAAACAAAAGAAAGAATATAAATCTTATGGACCTTCAAGCGAAAAAAGAAAAGGTCAATTCATTGATTAAAGGAAAGTACCATGAATAAAAAAACAACACTTCAAACAGGTAACATGCTTTTACAGGGTTCTAGCAAGAAAACCCCTGATGCAAAAATGCTTGATAAGATTAGTAACATTTTCTCTCCTTCAAAGAATTCGGAACCTGTCGATGAACGCTCTGAAAGGAAAGATCAAAAAGAAAGAGAACTTTCTGAAATTAGAGATAAAAGCTGGGAGACTGTTGAAAAGATAGAAAAAGACAGAACGATAATGGACAGTAAAGCAATTAGAAATAATAGTGGAATGGAAAATACAGAAAGATATGACTCTTTCAGTAGTGTTCCTTCTGGCAAGTCCAGTATTTTAGATCCTGAAGCTTTTAATAAGTTACAAAATGACGAATATAGTCAGCATATAATTGATGCTGGAAAAGAAAGAAGGAGAAAAGAGGCTGAAAGAGGTCGTAGAGATCGTGACTTTGAACCTTCTCGTGCGACAACAACGGCCGATACTAATCCATTCTTTATGGGCTTTACTCCTATGCGTTCAGCATTAAAACAAGACCCACTTGTAGGATCTCAAGATCCTATCAAAGAGGTTGAAGAAGTCAAGGCTAAGGCCATGAATGCTAAGATTGCTGGCGAAAAGGCTGCTAAATTGAAAACAAAACTTGATAATGTTTTTGCGAATAAATTTAGAGAAGAAGCTAATGACGATAGAGCATGGCAAGATAGAATGGGTGACGAAATAGAAAATCGCCTTAAAAATGTAAAAGCACAGAAAAACAAAACACCTAGAGTTGCCGATGACTTTACGAAAGTTCCAGATAAATCTAGCATGGATCTATCAGGTGTCTTCAAAAACCCTTATGCTCAATTTGAAAACGAAGAAAAAGATATCAAAAGAGATTCTTCTTCAATCAAATCGAAAAGAGCAAAAAGAGAAGACGATAGAACTTGGGAAACTTTAGAAAATCTAAAAAGTAGAAAGTACTAATGGGGTATAAAAATGCGAGATTTGATTCTTGATCAAATTAAAAAATTGTCTCGTGCAGATAAAGAGATAATTCATGACAACTTTAATAAAGTCTGTAAAATTATAGGCATTAAAAAAGAAAGTTCTATCTATGTTCCCGAACAAGAATTGCAAAGGGTTCTACAAAATGTAGATTTGCAAGAATTGGCTCAGAGAATAAAGGGGATTCTTGCTTATTATAACGAAGAAAATCCAGACTATAAAGTTTTTGAGGATATGAATGGTGATCCAATAGACGATATTGGTGAACAGGTCGCTTCATTGTTACCTGGCTTATCTAAACCTGTTCAAAATAGTATTTTAAACTTTGAAGATGAGTCAGAATTAGGTGATTATTTACAAAATTTACTAAAATATATCCCAGATGCAATAGAGCTTCCTGGGCAGAACGTAGAAAATCCAACTCCTAATGTTCAACAAAAAACATTTGATGAAATGTTAGTTGAGATTGCCTCTTCAAATGCCATTCCTCCGAATATGATTCAAGGATACTTTAATCTTGAAAGAGAATCTGCTACAAACAATACCTTGATCAATTCTTTAAATGAAAAATTAGAACAAATAACATCATTACTTTCAAATGTTTTCAACGGTTATCAAAATAACCCTGAATATGAAAATGCATATCAAGAATCTATGCAAGTTATGGGTGATAGAAAAAGAATTAGAGAAGTCATTAAGAAGATTGCAAACATTCAATCTCCTAAAGACACAAAAGCTGTAAATCCCTCTAATATTCAAACTAAAGAAAATGAATATTCTTTTGAATCTACATCTTTCAAGAAAAATGCTAATGGAAATGGTATTTTAGTTTATGAAAATGTATGGGAAGTCCCTGCTATCGGAGAAAATGAAGAAGATGCTATTGCCGCTATAAATATAGAGCCTTTAAAAAAAATACATTCTCTCATGAGAGAAAATGCTAACTATTTGTCTGAAAATGAAGAGTTTGATCCTAGCCTTTCTGAAAATATATTTTCTGTTTTTAGAAGTAATTTTGATTCAAAATCAGTTCGAAACAAAAGAGATAAGTTGAGAAGAGAGATTTATCAAGGTGTTTCTCAGACGGAATTTGCAAATGATCCGAAGGGTGCTATTCCTTGGGAAAAGGCTCGTGTAGAAGATAGGATTTCAGTATTAAAACACCCTTCTATTACTTCGGAAAAGGTAGAAGAGATTATTTCTAATAATTCAGAAATAAGAAGGGACTTGCAGGAAATTTCTTTCTACAAAGAAATACTCAAAGATCTTGATGGATACTCATTGAGAGTCGCCATTAACGATGAAAACATTCTTCCTAAAAAATATCAAGAAATATTTAAAAGACTTTATTATACAGCTTTTGGTCAAAATCTAGAAAGAATGGACGGTTCATTGTCTTTGTCGGATGTGTATCTTGGATACCAGTCAGGACAGCCCCTTTTTGAAGAAGAGGAAGTCAATCGTAAAGGAAGTACTATTGTTTGGGAAATTCAGCAAGAGGCTTTTCAGGACGGAATTGACGAAGAAGACATAATAGCTAGATTGGATACATTTTATTCAGATACAAATATTCGCTATTTTCATGATGTAGATCAAAAGTCCACTTCAAGAGCTTATCAGATTGATATGGCTCAGTTGTATCAAGAGAATTCTTTTAATAGATCTCTTTTTTGTAATTATTGTGGTAGATTCAGGACTGAATGTGGACCATCTGGTGCAGATAGTGTCTATGATACTCAAAGAGTAATTAATGGTAAGAAATCTACTTGTGTCAATGTAAAAGAAATAGACCAAGAAGTTATCCTCACTCAGGAAGAAATATCTTCATTGAGTAAAGATACACTTGAAAAATTCTTTGAAGATTCTGGTGGAGGATTCAAGCAGAAGGAATGTAATCGAAATCCAGAGCAACCTAATTGTGAATTGGGCGACAGTTTAATTTTTCCTGAAAGAAAATCTAATACTTTAAATTCTTCTTTCCTTGGAAGGGACTTGAATTTGAAAGTTGCCGGACTTGAAATGACTACTGAAAAGACTGACAAAGAAGGTAACACTCAGATAGTTCCTATGATGGTTGATGAAGATACTCAGAATTTAATTTCAAAAATTGAAGGTAGGATACTTGATCGTTTGGATGAAATAAATCAAACGATGCCTCAAAGAAGAGATGAAGTGTCTTCTCTGTTAGATGGGGAAAATCAAAAGAGATCAGAACTTCTAAATGCAAGAAAAGACATTCTCGATGCTATGAACTCAATTGATACCGAATCAGAAGATAAGATGGAGAACTTTAAAAATAAAAAAAGAAAAAAAGATCTTCAGTTACAGTTAAATGAAATAAACTTAGAATCTAAACAAAGAGAAAAGAATATAAATACTCTTTCCAAGTCTTATGATCTTATGTCAAGTCCTTTAGAATTTGATGACTTAAAGTCTTCTATAAGAAGTTATATAGAGTCCACTGTCAAGCTTCATCCATCTGGAATGTTTCCAAATGATAGTGATGAAATAAGAGCAAAAGGTTCTTTGTCTGAAGAACATGAAGAAATCGCTGGTCAGGCGGCTATTAAACTATTTTCTGCCTTAATGTCTCAGTATCACATGGAAACTGGAGACCTTAATAAGGCAAGAAGATTAGCTGGAGAAGACATTTATCTTCTTTTTGCAGGTGGAACTCATCAAGGAAGTAAAAAGAATTTTTATCCTCCTAAATTCATAATGCCTGAAGTGCCAGAAGGATGGACTCCAGAAAAGAATTTACCAAATAAAAACTTCTTCACTCCTCCTGGACAAGAAGGTAAGACTAGAGATCAGAGAATTAAAGACTTACATGAAAATATTCGTGTTCGTTTAGATGATGGTGTGGTTTCGACTGGATTAGAATTTCTTGGTGGAATGTCTAGTTTACCATTTTTAAATGCGGAATTAGAAGGTGAAGATGTTGCTGGCTTTCCCTTTTTATTTGCTACCGATCATTACATTCAAGAAACTGAACCTGCTCAAAAACTAATCACTGAGTTGTTTAAGAAATCCAATGCCGCTAAAGCTTGGAGTATTGTCAATCAAACAGACGACGAAGAGAATCCTATTTCCTATGAAGAAGCATTCCAACGCTTAATGACGGAAGCTGGATTTAAAGAAGTCTTAGTTCCTTCCAATAAGCCAATTCCAGTGGATCAGTATCTTGAAGATATTCCAGAGTTACCTTTGGAAAGTTTAGATGAAGATTTACAGAACTCAGTTTCTTCAAATTCTATGACTATTGAAGAAGCAAGATTTGAAATGAGAAAAAGAGAATTGGGTGACATCCTTAAATCAAGATATCAAGAAGGAAACACTCCAATAGATAAAAAGAACATTCCTTTCTTTTCCGCAGATGACGAATCTGCTAGGGCTTCAATTGTAGATATTATTAAAGAGTATTTTTATTCATTTGATATTGATAGTTCTTTGCAGAGCGGTTCTTTGTCCAGTACTATTAGCGATAACTTTTCTGCATTCATGAGAGATCCAAAAAAAGACATACCAGATGTACAAAAAGCCGATTTCGCAGTATCTTTTGTAGCGAATATACTTAGAAAAGAAATGATATATGCTGGCAATTTAGAAGATTCTAAGAAAATAGCAAAATACAATTTAGCTTTAAGTTTTGTTGATTCTAGAACTGGCAATTTGATGGGAAATAAAAGAATCAAAGATGCTTTAGGACATGATTTACCTGATGATTTTATTGATGGATTAAGAAAAGATTTTAATGATTTAAAATTCTTCAACGATCACTATACTCTCTATAGTTTTAGAGAGGCATTGAATTCTTCAGGTGGAAACGAAGAACAATCTCTTGAGTCTTTATTCAATTCTCTTAAGAGTAAGTATCATTCTGAGTATAGGGAATCTCCATCTGGCTCTAACTACGAAGATGTTGGTTTAGAGAGAATGAAAAAGACCAGAACTAAACAGAAAGATTTTTACGGTAGAAGCGATGAAGACAATAGAGAATTAATTGTTCATAAACTATACAATGATATAATTTGGTTTACAATGAAGTCAGGGACAAGTACAAAAGAAGCTTTGTCTAATATTGGAATTTCAGTAAGTGATTCCTTTTTAGATGAAATAAAAAATTACAAACCCAATAGTAATGTATATGGCTCTTTACCATGCGCTTATTTGCCCAATTTCATGCCGAGACAGCACCCAGAAAACGTAGGTCATGTTTTTGATGGTATGATAAAAGCTTCTTATGGACAAAGAGATTATAACGATATTGTTCAAAATGTAGGATATGGACAATATGATCCGAAAGCTGGTTCTAACGCAGAAAGAGAACTTTCTCGTTATAGAGCATATAGAACTTCTAGCGAGAAGATGATAAAAAATAGTATGTATGAAAGACCTGTAGCTGATTCTTTGTATGATTATTATGAAGAATATTACAATAATGGTTATTACATACCTGGTCCTACTAATAGAATGAATCAGTTGATGTCTACTCTCAGTATGAACATGTCTCAAAACAAGAAAAGAGTCGAAGATAACCCCAGACCTGCAACGATGTCTAGTATGAATATACTTAATGCCAATGCTAGAACTGGTACATTACCTTCTTCTGATTATTATCTATTGCCAACAGGTAAGTATGTAAATAAGTCGGACTTACCAGCCGCTGGAACAACAGATGAAGAATATGCCGCAATAAAAAATAAAGCAAAATCTCCTTTTGAAAGAGTAAGTAAGTATATTGATCCTCTTTGGAGTATGCAGGGTATTTCCTTTACCGACTCTATGTCTTTCCTTCAAGATGTTGCGTGGAGAGGCGGACAACAGAGAAAGAAAAAGGATACAAGAAGAAAGAAAGCCTCTTATGATTCTTGGTATAAGTTTAGTCAGAAAGTCAACGAAGGCAATTCTGGTTCATCGGACTATGTTTTAGTTCTTCCATTCATGGGAATTCAAAATATGTATTCTAACTCTTTCCATAAAACTGGAAGTAGAAACAAATACATATTAAGTAAACCTAAGATTGTTCCACTTTCAAAGTTTGGATCATTGAAGAAAGTTTCTGACTTTTCGAAAAAAACTGGTAGAAAGGTCATGGTATTAACTAATGGAGAGTTTTCTCTTCTTAATAATTTAGGTTTAATTTCCGAGGAGATGTTTAAGAATGGATAAGAAATTAAAATGTCCAAAATGTGGTCAGTCTAATTATTCAGAGAATAATAAGGGTGGAGAACAAACAACTTTTCTTCAGTGTAAGGGGTGTGGTTTTAAAGGCGCCGAGAAAGCCTGGAAAAAACAACAGAAAGACTTGAGTATTCTATCGTCAAACAATCCATTCTATAAAGTCTCTGAGGGCTTAGCTCCTGACCAGAAACCTGCTAGTTCTTATCCTTCAGGAACAGAGAAAGATCCTTATCCAGAAAAACCTGCAAGGAATCGGACGAAAAAGAAAAGAACAGAATTACTTGAATCTTACGATGAATCACAAAGCACGGAAGAAGTTCGTCGTGTTTCTAACAGGAGTAAAGATATGAACCCTTTTTATGTGCAATCTAAATGCAAAGAAAAAGATGAAAAATACAGAAATAAAGATGAAAAAGAAAAAGATGAAAAATACAGAAATAAAGATGAAAAAGAGTACCTAGAAAAAGGTCTTCCTTCTGCTATTGATAAGAAGAATAAAGACGAGAAGAAAGTCTCTAGTTCTAACCCTTTCTACAGAAAGGCAGAAGGGGAAGTGAGTGAATGCCCTAATTGCCATCACAAATGCAAGGGCGACAAATGCTCTAAGTGTGGTAAAGACAAGTTACCTACAGACAAAGATATTGAAGACGCTTTTGACAGCATTTTTGCCAGTTCTAGAAAAAACCCTTTCTACAAAAAAGCTCGTGAGTTTGGTGATCGTTCTGAACATGGCAAGAAGATGAAGGAATTGTCTGATGATAACATGACTTTTCCAGAAGATCCCAATCATTCTCAGAAAAAACATCATGATGGAGAAACTTCCAAGAAGAAAGATCCTAGCGGTGAGTCTTCACCGAATGACGAGTTAAATCCATCTTATGATTACAATACAGTTGATAGAAAAGAGCAACGTTCTTCTCCTAAGCCTTGGGATTTAGAGCCTGGTTATAAAGATTGGTATGAGCGTGAAGTCGATCAATATTATGATGGTTGGCTTGATGATCATATTGAAAATAGTGGCGGTTCTGTTCCTGGTTCAAATACTGAAAAGACAATGAATTTAGATGATGACGAGAGGGCACATGCTCCAGCATATCCTACAGAAGCTATATATGAAAAACTATTAGAAAATCGTCATCAATTCACCGATGACTATACAACTGTTGTGGCAAACGGCATTCAATATACAATCAAAACTAGCGATGCTATTGCCATTCTTTCTGCTGGGGGAATTGAAGATGTAAAAAAAAAGCTAAGAAAGGGACAGTAAGTGTCCCTCATGCCCCTGAGACTGAAAAGGGAGAATCTGGACCTCTTGTTGGAAATGAAGGAAATAGTTTGTATTACGATCCTAAAACTGGAAAAGTATATCACGTTAATGGAAACAAATTTAACGAATTACAGCCCGAATGGAAAAAAGAAAAAGTTAAGGTTCAGGAATAAATGAAAACGAAAGGTAGAATATAAGAAATGAGCTTATTTAGAGACTCCAAAGGCATTAGATTGTTTGATAAAGATTCTTATGTTTTTCATGACGGAAGGACCGCTTCTCAAATTATGGATAAAACAGAACAGACTTATGGAAATGAAAGTACTTCAAATATAAAAATTTCCAATTTACAAAAATCTGGTGCAATAAATAAAAACAATGGGAATTTCGATGTAAGAAATCCTGTTATGGCGAATTTCGCATCACCTTCTACTTTTGGATCTTTTGGATCTGGAGCAGGAAGTGGATTACTATATACATCTCCACAATTTTATTCCCCAATTCACACTGCCACTAACTGGCAAATACCCACTAAACGCCGTGAAGTTTATCAATGGCAAATCACTGAAAACAGTGGACTTATGCTAGATGACTTAACTTTTATTCTAGTTAAAGATTTGGATTTTATACCAAAAGAAATTACAAAAGACACCCTTACAGATGGCGTAGTTTTTGAAAATATTAAATCACAAAAAGTATTTGGCGGTGAAGGCCGTCTAAGAAATCCAGTAAACTTTTTTGAATGTCCGAATACAGATCAAGAATATGTTAAATTTAAAGTTCATGGATCTTGGAGAAAACTAGAAGCCCATAAAGAACACAACATTTATGTGGTGAAGGGGAAACCTCTTAGAAATGAAACTAAAAAATACGGCGATAAACTTTATAGAAATGGACATAAAGGTAAATTTGGCAAAAAAGATTATATGGAAAATAAATCTTGGCCAATAGAAAGAATCCCTGCCGATGAAGTTGAGAAAGGGGATTTTCTTTTATTTCCAGTTCCAAATTCTAAACCCTTAACGGATGAAGATATTAAGGAAGTCCAGTATCAACTAAGTATTACTTCTAACAATACAAATCTTACTTTAAAACCATACAATTATGAAGAAGATATGGATTTCCATTGGCTTGTAGGACTTTGCATAGCGGATGGATCTTTAAATGAATCTGGTTTTTTTGGTTATACCAAATATAACTGTTCAATTTCAGAACCATCCATAATTGATAATTTAAAAAGAATTTTAAAACAAAAATATGATGAACTCTTATTGGTAGACATTCCCCATACCAACTCCGATAAATGCAGAAGGATTTATTGTGAAAATAAAAAATCCTATGAAGATATGTCTAGATATATTACAGGAAAATTAGCCAATAAAAAGTTCAATTCTATAATTCTATCTCTTTCAAAAGAACAATTGCTTTCTATTCTTGGTGGTTACTTTGATGGTGATGGTTCTTTTACATCTCAAAATAAGTTGGTTGCCAATAATGTTTCTTGTGACATGGCGGATCAGATTTACCACATGTGTATTATGTGTGGTATTCATGCTTCTATTGGAGAGTGCAAGAGAACTGACGATCATTATGATACTCCTAATGACGAATATTATAGAATATTTGTTCCTGCTAGTGATTTACACATATTAAAACCTTATATGAAATCCAATAAAATTCCTGAGAATTTTGAATTCGATGGGAACGATAGAACTCTTAAATTCTTTTTTACTGGTGAAGATGGTGTTAGGTATTATGCTCAACAGGTTGCTGGTGTTGAAGAGTATTTTTATACTGGCATTGGTTACGACATTCAGATTGATCCAGAGAGAAGTTATGTAGCGAGCGGTTACAAGGTTAGTAATTGTAGATTCTTTTCTCAAAACGATCCTACAATTGCTTCTTCCTTGAGGTTTTATTCAAGGTTTCCTTTTAATGGATTTGAATTACAAATGTCAGATCCGGTAAGAAAAGAACATTTTGAAAATCTATGTAAAAGACTTAAAGTTAAACATTGGTTGCCTTTGATGGCATTTGATTACTTTAGCATGGGAGATTGTTTCGCTTTTGTTAGTATTCAAACTCCTAATAGTGGTAGTGGCTTTCACAATGGAGCCGATCCAATTGATTATACTAATGCTAAAATAACTGGTATTTCAATTCTTAACCCAGATACTGTTGAAGTTATTTTTAATCCAATGAATCCAATAAATAACTTCATGAATTTAACGATTGATGACAATTTAAAAAAGATTGTTTGGGAGAAAAAACCCATTCAGGTTTATCAAAGTCTTCCTGAATGGTTGAAATTTTATGTTCAAAAGAATTTACCTATACCGCTTCACCCTGACAACATCACTCACTTAAAACACGATGAACGTGCTGTCGCTCCTTATGGCGTAAGCATTTTAGTTCCTTTATTTCCAACTTTAGCTTACCAAGACAAACTTCGTCAAGCACAGTGGATTGTTGCGGAAAGACATATTTTACCAATTAAGATTTGTAAAATAGGTAACGATCAACGTCCTGCTGGTCCACAAGATATTGCTGATACACAATCACAACTTGGCGCTACTGCAAATGATCCAAATTTAACTTTAGTTGTCCACCACGCATTTGATTTCCAATGGGTTGGTGCTGCTGGAAAAGTATTACAATTAACAAAAGAATATGAATTGATTGAAAAGGCTTTAATTAAAGGCTTGGGTGTCAACGAAGCGCTTTTAAGTGGTTGTGTTCCTGAGTATTCTAGAATCCTTACAAACGATGGCTTTAAAACACTTGACGAATTTGATCAGGAAAAACATTTAGTCGCTTCTCTTAATCCAGAAACGCATGAGTTTGAGTGGTCAAAACCAACATATACTCATGTTGTTGATTACAATTCTGAAGATGGAATTGATCCTCCACTTGTTCATTTTAAGGACAAAAAGAGATTAGATAATCTTTTTACAACTGGTCATGAAATGTATGTTAAAAAAAGAAATAAAAAAACATACGAAAAAATAAGAGCAGATCAAGTTGGGCATCATGACAAATTTATACTAAAAACAAACGGATGGAATGGAATTGTCCCAGAAGATATAGAAGAAAAAACTCTTGGTATTCAATTGGATGAATTTATAGAGTTAAGTTCATACTTCTTGTCAGAAGGTTCATTTATTAAAGAATACAATAGAAAAGAAAAGACTGGAGAAACATATATTTGTTCAATTACAGGTAAAAATAGAAGCACAAGACAAAAGATAGGGATTTCTTTTGTTCAATCTGTTAATTCCGATATAATCGATAATATGTTTAGTTTAGATGAAAGAATTAAAGAATCTAAGTTTCACATACATAATTGGGTAACATCTCATGATAATAAATCAGATATAGTTTGCTTTAGATTAAATTCTGTTAAATTGGCGGATAGATTTTTTGAATATTTTGGTGAATATTCTTATGGTAAAAAAATACCAAATTGGATTAAAGATTTACCAAAAGAAAACTTAGAAAAATTAGTATATAATTTAGCAAAATGTGATGGGACAGAACGAGAAGCAAATAGAAAAGATCCCAATGGTAAAAAGTATTATACATACACATCTTGTTCAGAAAAACTAATACACGACATTTCTGAAGTATTATTGAAAATAGGATTTACACCTGTAATGAAATGTGTAGATCCAAATAAATATTCTTCCTCTAAAAAATTTAAAAATCCGGTTCAACTTCAATATACTGTCGCATGGAGTGAGGCCGACAAACATGGTCAATATCCTTGTGTAAGGCAATCTACTGAAAGAAGAAATATACATGAAAAGAAATGGAAAGGAAGAGTTTGGTGTGTTACTGCCCCTCCAAACCATTTGGTGCTTTTCGAAAATAATGGCAAGATGATTTGGACTGGTAATACTGGACCTTCTTATTCACAGGCTGCTATTGGTATTGAAGCGACTATTGATAGACTTGAAGGTGTAAGGAATATATTTTCTGAATGGCTTGAAGAGAAAGTATTTAAAATAGAAGCGTTAATACAAGGATTCTATAAGACTGATTTGTCTGGCAATAAAGTTTTAGATTATCCTACAGTCAAATGGAAAGATTTGAGTCTTCGAGATGAAACTCAGAAAAAGAATCAAATGCTTCAATTGTGGGACAAGAAGATTGTTTCCACTCAATATGTTTGTGAAGAATTTGGAATTGATTACGACATAGAAACTGAAAGAATTAGACTCGAAACCGAATACCAACAGCAGCTTGGCATTATGCCAGATGATGATGGTGGAGGTAAAGGTAAAGGCGGACTTGGTGGTGGTCTCGGTGGTGGCTTTGGTGGCGGCGGCGGCAAAGGTGGACTTGGTGGAGACCCAATGAAAGGTAATTTGCCAGGTGGTCAAAGTGGACCTGGATTGCCAGGTGATTCCAATGCTCCTTCGATGTCTGGTGGTGATGTTGAAGCCTCTCATGATTTTAGGCTTAGGGCGCATGAAGATGCTTTGAAGACTAAGCCGAAAGTATATAGACCTGGAAAATATGATTTAAAAAAACCAAAGCCTCCTGTTATTCAAAAGCAAAAAGAAGAAATGGAACAGGGTATTGTGTTGGATGGAAGAACTGGTCAATTTAGACTAACTTCTATCGAAGCAGCTTTGTATAAGTCTGTTAAGAGTGGTATTGAACAAGGCAACCTTCCTCCTGATTTTATCATTCAACAAAAACCTGAGCCTGTAGAGATGTCTAGAGTTATTGTTGATGGTTTTTGGCCTTCGTTGAAATTGATTATCGAAGCTGATGGAAAAATGTGGCACGACAATCCAGAAAAAATAAACACTGACACAGAACGAGATGATCGCTTTAGAGCGTTGGGGTGGACTGTCCTTAGATTTACAGAGGATGAGATTGAACATCAAATAGAAAACGTACTTGCCAAGATTATAGATTCTGCAAAAGGTATTATTGAATATAAACAACCTAAAACAGCTAGTGCAATAAAGGAAATTGTAGAGGCAAGTGAAGAAATAGAAATAGAACAAGTTTACGAAGAGTCATTCTTAACTGGAGAATGGTTTGAAATTGAATAATATAAAAAGTAATTTAAGGGGAAAATAAAATGCCTTCAAATCTTCCAAGAACTAATCATGGTGGTGGTAGAACACCCGATAATAGATGGAGTGAATTTCCAGCCGATACCGATTTGCTGAGAAAACAAACAAATCCTGAAACTGTTGTTTTTGAAAATTCAACAGATACAGGTGGAAGTAGACCTTACCCTGTTGCGGCCTGTGAGTATTGGTCAATATATGTGTTTGGGGATGGATCTACAGATGTTGATGTTCAAGTATGTATGAATCCCAAATATGAAACTTGGGTAACTCTAAACAGTTCGGCTTTGGGTAATGCTTCGGTTTATGAGGGAAGTGGTGGTCAACATCCTTGGGTAAGAGTTTTAATTAACAATGCGGGTGCAGGTACTTCTGTACACTTATTTAGAAAATATTCAACATATTAATAAAAATCTAAAAAAAAAGAAGGAATAAGTTTCAGGTATCTTTAATCGATTAATGAATTATCTATAATTTACAAGTACTTATTCCTAATATTATGGGAGGCTTCCACAATGAGCACATTTAAAAAACTTTCTGAGCTTTCTCCAGAAGACAGACGTAAAGTAAAAAATTATTGGTCTGATCTTTGGGGATCAGAATTTTCCAGCGCAGCAGTTGAAGATTATGATACAGACGCCAAGACAAAACCTGTTAAGGCTAAATCTGATTCTAAATCCGTAACTGCGAAAAAGGAAAAAATTGAAGAGATTAAATTTTAACGGGATAGGCAGACATAATGTTTCTTAAGTATGCCAAATTACAAATTCTAAATGTAGCATCTTTTAATAAAGATTTTGAAAAAAAGTCTTCTATGGAAGATGTAGTCCTTTATAGCCCAAAGACAGCATTTATTAAACATGATATTTCAGAAAATCTTATCATGGCTAAAAATGCTTTGGACATCGTTTCGGAATTAGAACAAAGAGATCCTGAAGAATGGATCGTTTTCAGGTCTAGGGCCATTGACGCTGGTGGTTCTGAAGAGACTGGTGAAATATGGCATGGAGCCAATGATAACGGTGATTTCTTCTCAGAAGAAGAATTACTTAAATCTTACAGCTCCACTGAAGACGGTAAAGAAATTAAATCATTTGAAACTTTCATTAATTGTCCTATTTTTACTAACCATCAAAATACTGATATAGAAAAAGCTCGTGGAAAAGTAATTAATGCTTTTTACGACAAAGACAATCATTGCGTTTATACTGACGCCTTGGTTGATGCCAAAGCTTATCCAGAATTAGCTCGTGGAATTAGAGAAGGATATATATCCGACGTTTCTATGGGTGCTTCTGTTAAATTTAGCGATTGTTCAATTTGTAATCACAGAGCAACAAATGAAAAAGAATATTGTGTTGTTCCTGGTACCTATATTGAAACGGAAAACCATACAATTAAACCAATTGAAGATATTGAAATTGGTGACAAAGTATTAACGCAAGATGGCACTTATCAATCGGTTTTAGATATACATGAAAGAGAAATAGAAGATGAAATATTTGAAATTTATGCTTCTGGAAATAATGTTCCATTAGAAATAACTGGAAATCATGAAGTTTTAACTATACCAAAAATGTCATATAGAATGACTTTTGAACAATATATTCAAAGAAATGATTTAAAGCCTGTATATAAAAGAACTGATGAGTTAAATATTGGTGATTTTGTTCTTTATCCAAAAGAGAATCTTCGAAAATCTGAAAATCCTTTAAAATCTTTAAGATTTGCTAGGCTTCTAGGCTTATTTATTTCAGAAGGTAATCTTTTTAGAAATAAAAAAGGAGAGATTAACGCTTTAGAATTTCATTTATCTTTAGAAGAGAAAGATCTTCTTGAAGATTTATTGAATCTAATAAAAGAATTTGCGGTAAGAGAAGCTAAAGTTTATAAAAAAACTTCAACTTATCACATAAGAATATGGGATAAAGATCTAGCCGAAAAGGTTGTTTCGTTATGTGGACATGGGGCAAGGACCAAATCTCTTTCAAAAGAAATAATTAATGCTTCTGGTGAATTTAAAATAAATTTATTAGGCGGAATAATAGATGGTGATGGCTGGGTAGATCCAAAAGACTATAGAAGCGTAATTGTCACGTCTTCCGACAATTTGTCTTATCAAATTAAAAAAATATCACAAGATCTTGGCTTTTCATGCTCTATTTACAAGACTTTAAATACTCAAAATGAAACTGTAAAATACTCCAGTGGAGAACCAAACACAATAAATCATGTAAGATTTGGGTCTCATGCAACGTCAATAATAAAACAAGGAAAATGTAAAAAACTTGAGAAATTAAATTGTCAAGAATTTGAAAAGGCAACATCGAGTTGGATTTTTGACAATTATCATGTTTCAAAAATTAGAAAAATATCTAAAAAATATTATTCTGGAACTGTTATGAATTTAGCCGTAGAAAACAATGAAAATTATATAGCGAATGGAATGATTGTTCATAACTGTTCACATGTAAAAAATCACAAAGGCAAGAAGTTGGGCGGAAAAGAAGTCTATGAAATAAATCATGGAATTAAATTCATAGAATTGTCTGCTGTTACAGATGGTGCTTGTGATAATTGTACTATTCAAAATTCATACACTGGTATGGAATTCTTAGATAAATTAAAAAATATGATTTCGGCAAGTCATTCAAATGCAGTCGCCTTGAAAAAAGTTGCAATGTTCAAGGGTTCTGCTGGTGATGATATTGATAAGTTGAATAAGTCCTTAGATTTGCTCAAGGGAGTTGCCGAGACAATCCTCAATTCAAAAGATGTTGATTTTGAATTCTTGGAAGATATTGGTCAACTCTTAGCTGAACTCCAAAGTTTGATTGTTGATTTAGTTGAAGCGGGATTTGCGAATCAAAACCCTGCTGGCGAAACACAAGGGGAAGGCACTCAACAACAAGCTGCTGATGCACTCACTGGTGGAGAAGAAGTTCCTGCCAATCAAGGTGCTCCACCTACCGGAGACAATCAGTCTCAGGGATTGATGAGTCCTACCTCCCCTGTTTCATTAGGTGGGAAGGAACAAAATATAAAAACTGCGAATTTATTAGAAGGTTTAAAAACCCAAGTTCCAGAAATAAAGAAAATACTTGCTTCAATTAACAACTTAAAAAACCAAATAACTTTTGACGGAGATGAAGAAATGGCAACCAGCAAGAACATTAAAAGAAAACTAGCTTCTAACAGAATTAGTGAGAAGTTCTCTGAAATCTTAGAGAGTCAGGTTTCAAATAATGAACCTGCAATTATTAGTGACGGCCCCTATTCTGTTAAAATTGATTTTAACAAAGGAATTCAGGGGTTTGTTGGCAATAATAGAGTGATCGCTATGACTGTTGAAGAAGTTGGCGATGATCTTCTTGGTTTAGCCAAAGTAAATCCTTCCGTAATTGGTGGAAGATTGATTGAAAAGCTTGCTTCCAAATACGATGAAAATGGAGAGGTAAAAATGAGCAAACAAGCAAAAGATTTAAATATTAAGGAGGCTTTTATTGAGAATCCTCCTCCAGTTGAGCAAGTTCAGGAAGGTCAGTTAGAAGATCTATCTGGTAATTTCGACAGAAAGAACCATCCTGAATTAGCCGAAGGACAAATCGGTGCTACAACTCAAAAGCAATTAGAAAATGTTCCAAAGTCTAAAGAGACTGGAAAGGGTGACTGGAATAGAGTTCGTCCTGAAGGAACAAAAGAAGATCGTTATGTTCAAGAAATTGAACTAGATCGTCAACGTCCTACTGATTATGGTTCCGAAAGAGCTTCTTCTGGAGCGGCTAAGGCAGAAGGACAGCACTCAGGTACTCAAGAGAGTCAGTTACAAATGTCTCTCAACTATGGTTCTGAGAGATGGATTGACGACGCAGCTCCTTGTGATTATTTACCTACTACTGAAGGTCAGTTTTCTGGTAAGGACCGCAAAGGAAAGGCTGTTGATGAAGTTTACGAAGGTCAACTTACTGGACATAGACAAGGAAATGATTCTGAAGTTTCTTCAGAATCATTTCCTCACACAGCAAGTGTAGAAGATTATATTGCTGGTAAAGTTGTTACAGCAATTAAGAATGGTCTTACTAACCTTGTAATGGAACATGGTATATCTCCAAAAACAATTGTGAATTCAAAAATTGATTCCAAGAAAATTGCTTCTGGAAATAGAAATAAAATTTTAAAGAAAGCACAACTTGCACAGGTTGATGTTCAGAATCTTGCAGAAAATGAAATTATAGACCAAATTGGTCCTAACATGGATTTGGCAGAAGATTATTTAGATGATGCAATTGTTGTATTGTTTGAAGATCCTGCCGAACTTGAAGCGGAACTTAGAAATTATACAAAAGAAAGACTTGCTAAGATTCAAGAAGTTTCTGATAAAGAAGATTCTGATGAAACTGTAGAGTCTAAGAGAAGAAAAGCTCTTAAAGAAAAGGCTTTCAAGAGAAACGCAAATCGTGTCTCTATGCCTGTTGATGCTCAGAAATTAACAGAACTTTTCCCAGGAGTAAGTGACTTCACTGGTCTTGATGCTAAATTAGTTAAGCAGAAATTCCTTCAGTCTCAACCTGGTGCAAAACTTCTTGATTTCCGTAAAGTTGACGGTGGATTTGTTGCTGAAGTAGAACTTCCAGAACAGTCTGGTGAAGAAAGTGGAAATTCCATTAATTCAAATGGTGTTCCATCTCCTTCAATTCCTTCCAACAATGCTCCTTCTCACGATTCTCAATCTGCTCAGTCTGCTCAGTCCGATCAGTCTGTAGAATCAACAGTCGAAGTTGCTGCCGAAACAGTTGATAAACTTAAAGCTTTTGCAAAGCAGAAGAAAGAAGCACAGTCTCCTGCTGGAACAACAATGCCTCCTCCTCAAGGTGGTGCCGCTGGTGGTGGCGCTGCTGGAGACCCAATGGGTGGCGGTGGTGCTCAAGATTTATTTGGGAACACTCCTGAAGGCGCTGGCGATGTCATTGATGAAACAGAGGATGATATGGAAGATGAAGTTGGAGAAGCTAAACCATTTGGTTCTTTCAACCCATTTACCGGAAATGAAAACGTAGATGTTGTAGATGGACACTATAGAGATTCTGATACAGGTCTTGAATGGGAAGTTCAGATGAACATCAATGTTCTTAATCCAGAAAAAATTGATGATATTCAGTTTAAAGAAAATACAGATGCCGACTCAGAACTTACTGAAGGCGAAGATATTAATGAAGAAATTGCTGGTCAGCCTAACGCTGCTCCAATGGGAGCACCTGCTGGTGGTGGCGCTGCTGCCGATCCAATGGGAATGGGTGCAGGTCCAATGGCGTCATATCCTGGCTGGGTAAAAGATGCTCCATTGAAACTTGCAATGAAAGCTTCTCCAGAATATTTCTTGAATGAAAAAATGAAAAGTGATCTTAATATCAAGACAGCCTCTAAGCCAGTCGGTTCTATCTGTCCTCAGTGTGCTTCACACAAAGTGGCTTTCAGAAACTCCGAAGGTAATTGTGCTTCTTGCGGATGTAAGACATATGTTACTGCTAAAAAGAATAAGGCTGGAAGTCTTGATGTAGATCTTTATATGCTTCCAAACCTTAAGAGAGCGGAAAAAGAAAACCGTTTTGGTGGACACGCAGTTACTGCGAATGTTGAAAACAAAGAAGTTGTAGAAAAAGCAATTCATCAGATTTTATCTGATAGAAGAGCTTTAGTAAAAGCAGCTTCTATATTAGAAAAAGATCCAATGCTTGCATGTATCAGCGAACAGTCTGTTCGTGGATTCGACTCAGAAGATTCGATTCAGATTTGTGCTTCCATTAAATCATATCTCACAAAACAAGCTCAATTTGAAGAAGAGGATGACGAAGAAGATGATAATTCAGAAGAAACTTCATCTCCAACAGTACATGATTCTGACTCAGAAGTAACTGATAGTGTTGAGTTTGAAGATGAAATTGATGAAAGTGGAGATTCCGAAGGTCTTGAAGAAGTTGAAGAAGAGTCAGATACAGTTGAAGATACTGACGATTCCGATCTTGAAGAAGTATTTGAAGATGAGTCTGGTGAAGAAGGTGACGACTTTAGTTTAAATCTTCAGTTCACTGATTCTGATGGTAAGTCTGGCAGCATTAACATTACAGAAGATGGTGTTGATGTAAACGGAGATGTTTTTGAAGGTGCGGAATCTACTGATGATTTCGGTTCAGACATCGCAGAAGACGGCGAAGAAATGTTTGAAGACGAAATGGGTGAAGAAGCTCCTGAAGAAATTGAAATTACAGAAATCGTTGAAACAGAAGATGACGATCCATCTTCCTTGGACGGACTATTCTCTTCCTCTGTAGATAAACTCGATAGAGAAACAGAAGAATCCGAAGGTCCAAGTGAAGAATCTGAAGATGAATTTGACGTAATGGCAAATTCACTTAACACTTCTGAACTTCTTAGAGGTTCAAGAGTAGCTTCTTCAAATAGAAGCGGTGGTTCTTCTCTAGACCTTGGCTTCTTGAAAGCAGCTCTTCAGTCAGTTCCAACTGATACTGGAGCGGACGTTCCTAGAAGTGAAGAGCATGGTGTTCGTGACGAAGGTGGAAATGTTCATACAACTAAAAATGAAAATTCCGCAAAAAAAAGAAATTCTATTGCCGACACTTCTTTTAATGAAAAGGGAGTAGCTAATGGATCAGACAGAGGAGTTGAACAAATCAAACCTCAAACTGGAAAACATGCTGGATCTGCTGACGATTTTATTGTGACAGCGGGTGAAGACAATAAAGAAAAAGGCAAAAGAAAAGATGTTTGCCCAGACGACTTCGCTGATAAGCAATGTCCAGGAAAGGGTAAAGATAAATCAAACAAGCCTTACAAGGGTGGTGAGAAAGTAGAATCTTGTAATGCTGGTTCAGAAAAGAAGAAGGTTCAAGCTCAAACAGCACCTACTCAGCAATTAGAGCCAGTTGACGCAATTGAAGAAGGAAAAGAAGAGTCTAATGGAGAGAAGTTTGACATTCCAAGAGATAAATCTAAATCAAATCCTGAAATCAATGTAAAGCGTAAAGATGTTACTAGCCCTACAAAGGTAAGAAATAGTGATTATGGCTTTGGTCAGAAAGCTAAAGATCTTCATACAGAAGTAGTTCCTAGAGACTCCTCTGGTGATGGACTTGGCGGACCTTCTACTACATTTGAAGATGAAGTAGCAGAGAATAGAACTTCTGGAAGTCCTGATACATATGTTCAGGAATATCAAAAGCAGAATCAGATCAAGCCAACTCCAGCAGGTAATGCAGAAAATCACGCCACAGCATCTAAAGAAGTTTGTATTAAGATAGCAAAAGCAAATGACTTAAATGCTAATAGATTAGAAGCAATTAACTTTGGTTCATTCTATGTTGTTCGTGACCTAGATTCTGGAAGAACATTTAAATATTCAGAATAATTTAACCGGAGAGAGTGGGAATTAATTTTTCCACTCTCTTTCTTATGAAAAAAAAGTAAAAAAAAAGAAGGAAAAAAAATTCAAAGCTTTGAATAGAACAATATAATGATTATTCGTGCTTTAATTTACAGTAAATATCAGGTCGCTCAAGGCAAATGAGGAGTATAGGAATGAATAAAACACAATTATTTTCAGATGGAACCTTTATCACAGCTTCCGATTCTGGTGAAATAAAAAAGGCTACAAAGAATGAAGTCGTAGCATTTTTATCTTCACAGTTTCCGGCATCAAAAAGTGGTGCTGAGTTAGAGGGTGTGAGATTCGACAGTGAGTCTGGTTATGCATATGCAAGATATGCAAATCAAAAAGTTTTCAAGAAGAGAATAGCTCAATCGGCTCCAGTAAATCAAAGTGAGCCTGTTGATTCTTGCGACAGAACTCAGGAACATGGTGGAAAGAGTGAAAAATTCGACACACCAAGAAATGAGTCTAAATCAAAGCCAGAAAAGTCTGACAGAAAGGATGTTGATAATCCTACAAAAATTAGAAATAAGAATTATGAACCTGGAAAAGATAATGTTCATACTGATGAGGTTCCTTGCAGTAAGAGCAATTCGGGTCTAAAGGGCAGTAAGGGAACTACTTTTGATGAAGAGAAGTCTCATACTCAAAAAAGTGGAAACCCAGATTCATATGTTCAAGATTTTTCCTCTTCAGAAAAGCCAACTCCAGCAGGTAAAGAAGGAAACCACGCAGTAGCTAATACAGAAGGTGTTCAAATTAAAAGTTCGTCAGATATGTATGGTTATGAATCTGTAATGGGTGGCAAAGACGAAGATAAAGAAGGCAAAGGCTTTCCTTTCTTCGGAAAAGGGGACGATGAAGATAAAGAAGACAAAGAAGATAAAGAAGACAAAGAAGATAAAACAGAAAAAGGCGCAGACAAAACCGAGAAATCTTCCAAAGATGATAAAAAGGAAGAAGGCGAGAAAAAAGAAAGTAAGGCGGAAAGCCAACTTAGTATAAAGGTATCTGAACTTCAAGGCAACCTATCTAAGTTAAGTAAAGAACTAGACAAAGGACGTATTCGTGAAGCCCGTCGCAATGCAGCCGTCAAGCTAGTCTTGGCAAAGCGAGACAGAAATCCAGAGAAGTTCCTTGATGGGGAAGTTTTCTTGGAAGAAGTTAACAAGATCGCAAAGAAAATGAGTGTAGAAGCAATCGAAACAGCAATTGAAGAAATCGGTATTATTAGATTACAAGAAGTAGAAAATTCGAAAGCGATCAAAGAAGCTGCTGCTGAACTAAAAGCAGAACCAAACAGAGCAGGCTTAATGCAAAGCCTTGTTGTCCCACAGGACAATTATAAATTTGCAAGCAAGTCAAATGAATCAAATCTATCAGAAGTTCTGATGGCACATACCAAATTTGGTAAAGATGTAGAAAAAATGAGAAAGTACCATGAGGAAAATTAAAATGTTTCTCGCTAAATTCGGAGGAAAAAAATTATGTTAATTCCTATTTTTCGTGTAATAGCATCTCAGTTCCCAGTAGATACACTTACTGGCAATGTTGAGATGGGAATGGCTGTGGGTCTAGTAGAAAATTCTGCTGGAAACGTAGTTATTCGTAAGTCCGACGACAACGCTGCTGCGAATACAGCTCAAAACGTCGTTGGAATCGCAGGTGACAGAAAGCGTGCTTCTGAAGCCTATGAGTGGACCAATCGTGTCTCTGACATGGGTGATGATACTTCTGCCAGCGGTCTTATGACTGTTTATCATGGCGGTGGTGAATTCTGGTTCGACGTTGATGATGGTAACATCACAACTCCACTAAATGAGTCTACAATTCGTGGACCTATTTCCAGTGCGGCAACAATTACAGTTGGTGGATATCTTTATGTAGCTGACTCTTCTCAATCAAATGAGGAATCTGGTCAGTTCCATAACTCTGAAAGTACAGCAATCGTTCGCTCCGGCGAAGGTGTTCCTGTCCTTCAGGTTGTTTCTAAGGCATCCAGCATTGAATCCGGTATTCCAGGTGAATACGAACCAGGTTCTAGCGTGAACTACCCTGATCCATCCGTTCCTAGAACATGGGTTAGAGCAAGAGTTCTAGTCTAATAGCTTGTGTATAGCAAATTCTTATATAGGGAGACACTAAAATGAGTTTAATCAAGAATACAGCTAATGATGCAGAAAAAGAGTTGCTTATCGCACAGGCTCTTGAAACACCAGAAGGTCGTGTGGCTTTGGCCCAGGCTATGGTGGAGCCTATCAAGCGAGCACTTGAGTATCAAGCAATCGGTAGAAAGCTTCTAATGGTGGATGAACTTCCACAGGGAGCGTTGGCAAGATACGAGAAGGACGTAGCGTCTACAGCTTATGTTGTTTCAAGACGTGGTGGCGTCCGTGACCGTATCGTTGAAGGCGAAGAAGTGTTGGTTCCAACATTTGAAATCGCAACAAATCCTCAGATTCGTTTGAGTGAAATTAAAGCACGTAGATTTTATATCGTTGACCGTGCGCAGATGAAAGCTAAAGAAGCTATTCAGAAGCAAGAAGATACCGAAATTCTCGGTGATATTAATGCTGCTGTTCGTTCTGACCAGACTGTAACTCAGTCCGGTGACTTGAGCATCGCTTCTCTTAACTATGCTTTCTCTACAATTGAGTCTCACGACTTAACTGTAGCTAAGATCGTTATGCACCCACAGCAGTATGCTGACATCCGTTTGTTCGGACGTGACGTGTTTGACGAAGCAACAAGACGTGACGTACTTATGTCTGGTCTCTTCGGACACCTTTGGACATCCGACATTCACGTTTCACACAGAGTACCACCAGGTTCCGTTTACTTACTAGCTCCGGCTGAGTATGTAGGTGCTATTCCAGTAAGACAGGACATTACTGTTCTTCCTGCTGACGATCCTAAGAACTTGAGACTTGGATGGGTTATCTTTGAAGAAATCGGTATTGTTGTTATCAACGACTACGCAATCGCAAAGATTAATCTCACAGCAACTAGCTAATCAGTAGTTGACAACCACAAACCCAATGGGGGCGGGCCGAAAGGCTCGCCCCTTTCTTTATTAGTAATATCTGTCAATAAAATTAATGACTTCATTGTCCGTCATTTCAAAACTAAAATCAATAGATCCATCTCTTACAAATCTTTCAATCTCACGTATCATTCTAGATCTTAAAGATAGTATTTCTGAAATGTATCTATCTTTAGACAACAAAGAAGTCTCTTGAGAGAATAGATCGTATATATATTCATTAATTTTAATATAATCTATTTCTTCATTTCCCTTTACTTTTTCTTGAAAATTTTCTAATTCACGATCTAAAAAGTCTGACTGTCCAGAAAGTACAGATTCTTTTATTGAATAATTAAGAAAATAAGGTCTCAAAATAGAAGTCCCCCATGAAATATCTCTAAAGCCATATGATGTAAGATATTCACCTCGACTTATATGAATTACCCTATCTTCTTTCAATGTATTTTTATTAGAAATTACATCTCCAGTCCCATAGATATATTCTTTTCTTCCATTTTCCATCTTTTGTTCAACATTGTCTGGAATAAGATTTGAAATAGATAAATATGTTCCTGAACTTAAATATTTATTCATATTTGAAGATACAAAATTATCTCCAAATAAAAAATAGTTTCTAGCGAGTTCGACGACTATTTGATTCATCTCAAGCAAGACTTCTTTTTGTCTGTCTGAACCTTCCATTTTAAACTTGTAGAATTGAAAAGACGACAATCTCTGTATTGTTTCAGAAACTTCAGAGTAGTTTGTATTGTAATATCTACAATAAGTATAGGTCTCCCTTCGTTTTGTAGGTAATTGCCACTTCATCGCAGCGAGATGCTGAATAAAATGATCTTCCGGCTCTAGATTGGCCGCTTCTTTCTGAGTCCTACTTAATCCGTATTCTTTCAATTTATATCTAACGTATCTTGACGTATAATTCAAGATTTCTGATATCTCGTAACTGGATTTCCTCTGTTTGATGTATAGGTCGTAAAGAATATCTCTATTTATTTGCTTTTTCATGATGACTACCTCCGTCGAAGTCTAGGAAATGATACAATTTCCTAGTTTGTTTTTTATGGCCATTTGTTGTCTCGTATCAATTTGAAAAAATAGGAAGATTAAAATGGAAAGAAAAGAAAAAATAAAACTTACGTATGAAATGAGGAACAGAACGGGGCTTTCAATGATTATTTGCTATAGAGAGTTAGAGGCGAATGATTGGGATATAGAAAAGGCCAGTAAATGTTATAGGGATCGCACTCTCCGTGAAAAGAGTAAAAGAGGAGATTTCATCACATGGTAACAAAGGATGTTCTTCTGCTAAGTTTATTACAATGGGGAAATCGTCAACTAAGTAGAGTAAACAATCCTCATAGATTTTTAGTCGTAATACCTAACGATTTCAATAAAAATGAAATTTTAGAATTTACCAATTCTTACATTCAAGAAACAAGTCAAAAATATTTTATATTAATAAAAGAAAATGAAATAAAAGGTAAATATGATATTCATGGACATTCTTGCAATGTTGTATTTTATAAGACTTCTAAATTTGAAGACTTAGAATATGCTAAAAATATTTTTATTCCAATGAACTAGGCATGAAGATCTTAATTTTGTAGAGGTACTTTAAAGTGGACAAAAAGAAAAGCGTTTGTTGGAATATAGATCTTACTCAAAAACCAATTGAGCCTAATGAGAAAAGATTAAAAATCAATAAGGCAAAATTTGAATACGAAGGAAAACAATATGAATTCGAAGTTTTAGATGTCGTTCATCTTGGAACTTTACCAGAGTGGCAGTTTTCAGATAGAATGTTAGAAACTTGTGGTTTGACTCTATGTATTGTTTTTGATTCGTATTCAAACAACTTTAACGATACGAATTTAGGTTTGTCAAAAAAGACTTTTACTCTTTGGTTGAGCGGCGATGGAATTTCTTTTCCCGTAGAAGTTCATGGAGGGAATTATAATCGAAAAGATAATCCAGTTGCAGGTCCAGGAAAATCCTATGATTATGGATATGAAGTAGATACTGATTGTTTTTTTGCATGTTCTTCTCCATGCTATTTCAAGAAATAAAAAGGATTATAAATGGACAAATTAGATCAAATAAAAAAAGAATTAAAATATTTAGAATTTGCAAAACATTGTTCTAATGAAAATTTTCCAGCCTATGATCTTTTTGTTAATTATTTCTGCGACAGAGATCCTTATAATTCAGATAATGCAAGAAAAGAGATTAGAGATTTAATTCATGAAAAACAAACTTTGATATTAGAAGAGGCCTTGAAGACCCCAGAGGGAAAAGAAGCCTTATCTAAATATTTTAAAGATGAAGAAGATAAGCGCCTAAAAGATGAAGAAAAAAAAGAAAGTAGTAGATTTTATGCTCAGAGAAAAGGAATTGACCTACAATGATTGATGAAAATGTATTAGATGTTTTTCTAAAAGAAAGAGAAATAAAATCTAAAGAAATGTCCGAAAGAAGAAAAAAAGAAAGAGTGGTATCCAGCCCATCTCCCATTGCTAATGATAGAGTTAAGGGAAGATTTCCCACTTCAAAAGATGTTGAATAAAAAATATTCAGATTTAACTTCAAGATATTACTGTCCAAATTGTGGCAATAAATTAAAGTATGAAAATTCAGAAGAGGCATTAAGGGAATATAAAGAAGTTGAAGTAAAGTTAAATGAATACCTTAAACTTCATCATCCTCTTAAAATACGCAGTGATCAAGAATCCTATGAAACGCCAAGGGGCGACGACTCCTTTGCTATATCTTTTGTAGATTAAGGAAATGTATAAATGGAAGTTATAAAAAAAACAGTTTATAAAACTTCTGACGGAAGAGTTTTTCTAGATATAAATAAGGCAAATTCTCATGAAGAAACAATAAAACTAATGAAAAGGGATGCGAAAGTCAAAGACTTAGAAAAAAAAGTTAAAGATCTCTTTCCCATTTCGAAAAAAGTCAACTGTGAACAAGACAAAGAACTTATGGAATTAACAAAGAAGATTCCTAGTTATTTAGAATATCGAATAGATTTGTATTGTGAATTCACTGGAATTCCTCTAAGGGTATACTCTACTAAATTCCATGACAGTGGACATCAGTATGAAAAAAGCTATTCAGAAGATATAGATAGAATTTTAGATAGACCGCATACAATCTTAAGGTTGGGTAACGTGGTTAGGACATATTCTAAAGAATCTTATAAAAAAGACATTGTTCCTATTTTAGAGAAAAACCATCTAGTCATAAAGAAATATTTGTTTGAGTTCTATACTGGAGTGTTGAAATGAAAAAAGAAGATAAATACGTAGGCGCCATTCCAGTAAGACAGGACATTACTGTGCTTCCAGCAGATAAAGAAGAAGGATTGAAGTTAGGATGGATAATTTATGAAGAACTTGGCCCAATCCATTTTGCTGAAGTTTTCTGGAAAGATTTTTCTGATGAAGACAAGATAAAGAAAATCAACGAATATAGATGAGACGAAATGAAGCATATAATCAGAAAAGAATTATATGAAACGAAAGAATATACTATTGAAGAAATTCACGAAGAATTATATGAAACGAAAGAATATACTATTGAAGAAATTCACGAAGAATTAAATCGAAGATTAGAGGCGACAAAAGAAAAGGACTTGCCGAGATATTTATCTTACAATAAAGATAAGTTTGAGTATGATGAAGATGGAAAAATAATAAAAGTAATTAGTTTGAGAGAAGAGGTTTGATTGTGCCAACTTATCCTATAGAATTAGATAGAGGAATTTTTGAAATTGCCGTCTCTGATTATGTCGAAAAAAAGATGGATAAAATTGATTTTATTCGCAATTATGTGGTGAGAAGTTTAGAGAATGAAGTGAAAGGAAAAATAGTAAGAATCTTGTCTGCTCATTTCCACCAAGATCCTATGATGCGTCAAAACATATATAGAATAGAAGTAGATTACATCCATGAAGAAAGATATGGAGATCATCTTGGTTCTGTATTTTCTCAGTTATTAGAGAATGGAAGTTATAGAAATCCAGAATATGATGAGCTTAGATTTGAACAACAATATTTTGTGGACTTTCTACCTACGACTCCCGTACTAAAGCCTTCGAAAGAAAAAGTAAAAAAAGAAATTACATATACCAAAATAGATTTAGATGATTTTAAATTCATGGAAGTTGAATAGGAAAGGAAAAAATAATGGGAATGTATACTGTTGTAATTCACCCTGAAACAAAAGAAGAGATTCAGATAAAGTGTGGTGGAGATTGGTGTGATAAATATGAAGTGGGAGATGAAGTCCCATTCAAAATACATCCTGATTGTTCTATGATGGCAGATTTTGCTGATGGGATCTATGTTGGGCTTGGCGAAAGAAATGATTTCAAAAGTTTCAACAGTTACTATGTTGTAATTTGTGAAGGGAAGATTGCAGAGGTTTCCGAAAAATATCACTCTATGGATTCTAGGGCTGGTTATGAAAGAGAAGAACTTTACAATAAATATAAAGATCGTTTTATAGAACTTGAAAAGTCTTGGTGGAGTGATGAGGCTTGGAAAAAAGACGAAGAACTAAAGAAAGAACTTGAGATTAAAAGGAAAGAATATTTAGATAGACATCATCCTAATTATGAAAAATATAGTGATGAAGAGAAATTTACAGCCAATGTAGTACATGCAATGTCTGCTTCTAGGCTCAATTACCAAGAGATTGGTAAAAAACTTATGTCCATACAAGAACTACCTCAAGGTGCTTTGGCTAGATATGAAAAAGACGTTGCCAGTGTTCATCATGTTGTAGGGAAGAGGGAAGAAAATGAAAATAAGAATTGAAATGTGGGAAGATTTTGCATATTCCCTTGGAGAATTGAAAAACGAAACTACATCCTTTTGTGCGATTGCTGAAGTCACTGAAGAAGAACATAAAGAGATGCAAAGAATAATGAAAGATTACTATAGTTTACAGGAAAGATTAACAGATCTTTATTCAAAATACGAAAAGGAAAAAAAATGAGTTTAGAATCAGATAAAAAAAACGAAGAGTTAATTCAATTGGCATTAGAGACAGGAGCGGGAAAGCGAGCAATACAAGAGGCTCTTGGCGGATATGAAATGTTTAAAAGAAACTTAGATGATAAGAATAAAAACCTTGTCGAAAGATTAAATGAATCATATTCTAAAATAGAAAATCAATATGAAGAAATGGGCGACAAAGAGTATATAATTCCATTCGGAGTGAAATGTCTGGTGGAAGCGAGAGACTTTCTATTAAAACATCAGGCTTGGGAAGCGAAAATGTTGGAAACAGATGAATGCTGGGAAGACTCATTACCAAAATTAAATCAAGAACTATATGATGAATCTTTAGATATTCAGGGAAATAGAAACCACCTATTAAGTCGTATTGAAATGCAATTAAATATTATAATTAAAAAGAATGAGGAGAAACAAAATGCCAAGTCTTGATCAACATATAGCAGACTGTATAGAAGAGATGGGTAAGGGGCACAGAGAAGTTCATATTTGGTTGGATGAATACTTTAATACTATGGGTCCAAAGCATATCTGATTCATTCTCAAGCAGATCGATGGCCTCCTCAAGGGATATTGCCTTTTTGATAAAATACGACCAATTTGACATCACACTATATCCGAAACGGGCGTATCCGACCACATCTTACAAGACCAGTATTTTGCTTTCCATTTAGGTCCAGGATTGTCACATCCATGACGTGCCCTAAAGTTCTTCTTAGCTTCTGGGTTGTCTCTTCTTATTTCCATATTTGGATCGCCAAAGTTAACTTTGACAACATTTCCCTTATCGTTTTTCACGAAGACTTTATATTTTTTAACGTCACCCTTTGTGGGTTTGTTTAGTGTAACTTTTTTACCCTGATATTCAGATTTAGATTCTGAAAACTTCATTAAATTAAATTTCGACATCAAATTTCACCTCAACCTTGAATTGTTTTTTTTAAGTATTCTAAATACTTTTTACTAATATTATCCCAACTGTTATCATTACAGAATTTCTTCTGTTTTTCAATTACTTCATTGTAAAATTTTTCATCAGAAAAATACCTATCTATAATCTTAGCAATTCCCTCTGGATTATCAGAAGAAGGAACTCCTATTGATTTTAAGTCGTCAAATAGGTGACACTCTCCAACAACAAGGGGAAGTCCAAAAGACATTGCTATCTTAGAGGCTCCAGAAGATCCTCTAACATCATGATCGGGATGTGTTTTGTAAGGAAGAACACAAACCTTATTTGTCTTAAGAGACTCTGCCAAACCTTCGTCACTAATGAAACCTCTTACAATCCCTACATTATCATCGATCTCCAACTCTTCGACTATTTTCTTTAGTTTGTTATAGTATTCATCATGGATATTTATATTGTTTTTATTCTCAGAAAAGAAACATGTAAGGTATATTTCTGGATACTTTTCAATCAGTATTTTTATAGATCTTATTGTTGATTCGAAATTCTTATAGGGAAAACCAAAACCATATTGAATGACAGTATGTTCTGTTTGATATAGATTCCAGTTCTTATCTAAATTCATTTCTGGACAACCATGATGAATGACTTCGATAGAATTTGTATATCCCTTTTTTATCAAAAGTTCTTTTGCTTCTTCTGTATGCACAATTACATTTCTCAAAGGGCTTTCACAAAGAAACTTATCTTTATGTTCATATACTGAATGCAATGCAACAACATATGGATAGTCTTGAATGAATGTCAATAAGTTATACCAATGAACAACGGTTGGAAATATACCGTATTCATGTTGAACTAATATGGCATCAGGATTAAACTGTTTAATCTCTTTCTTTAGATTTTTGATGGATTCTCTTCTTCTCCAGCAATAAACTACTTCTATGTCTTTGTAATTTTCTTTAGATGTTTCTGAATCGTTTTTTGTTTTATACTCTGAAAAAATCCTGATATTCTTATTTGTCTTTAGCATAGAGTCAACTAGGAATTTAGAATACGTGCTAATTCCACATGACTGGTCCCAATTTGTAATCAAGGCAACTTTGAAATCCTTAAGAGATTTCATTTCTGATGAGTTTTGAAAGTTCATTGTATTCTCCTGTTCTTTCGAGAAACTGATTAACCTTTTCAGAACGTTCATATTGGACCTCATTTAAGGATGTCAATATTTTATTTTTACTAAATTCATAATAATCAATATATGGAATTTCAAAATCTTTGCAAAATCTTTTTAGTTTTGAATGAAATCCTATACATATCGTTGGAATGTTATAGATTATACCTAAGACCATTCCATGATATCTCATTGAAATCAAATATTTTGAGTTTTCAATTCTATTGATTATTTCATCTTCATTAGTAACTTCATCGAATTTTCTATTTAAAGAATAACTGTTAATATTATGGTAAACATGAGAGTCATTGTGTTGACGTGTTCTTTGTAAAGGGTAAAAGCTTGTAGGTTTTTTGTATTCATCTAAGAATCTTGAGGTCTCTACACAAAATCTTTGATATTCTTGAAATTTAGATATACTAGAATTATTTCTAGGGACTACATTGGAGTTTGGAATGAAAATAAGATCGGTTGGATTTCTTTTTCCATTCAAAACATAAGGTGGATTGAGAAAATTGATGTCTGGTAAAAGAATTACATTATCATGTTCTTCCTTTACAATATCATAACTTTCAGAATCTCTTAATATTACTCTTTTTGAATTTGCTAAGAATTTTTTTTCATTAGCATGTGACAATGAGATAGACCAGAATTCAAATGGTCTATCTACATGCTTTAATACATCTGCCAATTCTCGGTGAAGAATATTTCCTCCACCAACAATAAGGTATTTGTATTTTTGTTCGCTTACTTTTTTTAAATCGAAACTAAATTCTAATCTAAGACCATAGAAAAGTTTTTGAAAGGTTTGTTTAAACCATTCATCACCATAATTTCCCTGATTATACCAGCCATAAAAAAGAATGTCTGTCATTATTCAAATCCTTTACCATCTAGATGTAATGAAAGAAACCTTGATTGGAAGCAAAGATTTTGTTGTAAGAGTAACTCTCTTGTAAGAAATTGAATATGATAAAGAAAAATCATTATCAACACAAGAGGTTCCTTCTACATCAACTGACACATACACCTTTGATGGAGTAAATGGAAGTTTTATACTACTCTGTTGTTCTTCAGAAGAACCTTCTATTCTCACACTACCTAAATAGAAACCTAAAAAATAAGCGAAAAAATTAAATAAACATCTCATGGAAATATCCCCCTATGTAAATGACTCTTCTTCTACTTTCGCAAAATAAAATTACAATTCCTTTTAGAGTTGTCGCTTTCTCGCAAGGAACATCGTATTTTTTTTTAGAAAACAATATAAGTTGAAGGTGGAGAAAAGAAATGGCTCAATTGCTTAAAAGAATAGTAGTTTCACAGAGAAGTAATGTCTTAATAGAGGACTTAGGAGTTTTCTTTAGAAATAGAGGAGACTCCAGAGATTTATTGGGAAACACTCTTCCTGGAAAAAACTATACAAAATTTAGCTTAGAAAAAATATGCTCTTCTCGATCTTTAGATAGTTTGGTCAAGTCTGGTCATCTAAAGATATTTGACGAAAACGGAACGGAACTAAGTAGTGTCTCTGGAGGTTCTGGAGAACGTTCTACAAATTTAGCAACGCTAAAAGACTTAGACGATTTACCTACGGGAAATGATCTTGGATATACAAATTATAGTTTCGTTGGTGATGGAGGGACGACATATTCAGTAAGGGACATATCTGGAATTTCGTCTATAAGATTCAAATCTAACTCTACTATTATCTATTTAAATGGACTTCCAATTTCAAGAGGCGTAGATTATGAAGAAGATGGAAATCTTTATGAATTTTCACTCATAGACATTGGTTCCTCTGGACTTCCTGCCATACCTAACTCTCAGGACCAGTTTACGATAATCTTCAACAGAATACAATAGAAATGCCTCAAGAAATCAAATAGAAAGGATCTCAGAGGTTTTAAATTAACGACTAATACATTGTGTCGTTATTTACCACAAGTCTCTTAAAAGACTTTATTTGACTTTCAATTTCATCAAGGTATTTTTGTATTCGATGTAGTATTTATAAGTGTAATTCTTTTTTATATTAGAGGAAAATTAATGAAAAGATTAAGTCAAAACAACACTGGAACTAATTCCACCGTTTTTTTACCCAGAGATAAAAAGCCTAACTATATGAGTCCTTCTTTCGACAGAAGTCCTTCTGGTGTTGGTTCCACTTCAGATCCAGAAACTACACCCTCAAAGGTTGAATTGCATAACTACAACCCAAATAGAAGAAAAGATAATTCTAGAATGAGCGTTATAAGTGACCTTCAGTTTATAGAAGATGTTAGGATAGGAATGCAAAGTTTTTTTCAAAATGCAATAAGTTCTCTTTACGGATTGCCTTCAACTAAATCTGTAATAGAAGAAATGCAAGAAATATTTTTTGGTTTCTTGGAGAACATGAAAGACAAATCTCAACCGATACCTAATCAGCCGGAAAAATCAGACGGTGATTCTCCTACCAAAATAATAAATGCTCAAGTAGGATTGCCAGCACCTATCGTAGAACTTTTTAATCATTTCGAATATGTCTTAAATAACTTTATGCCAAAAGATACGGCCAGTAGATGGTTTGATGGTTTTTATATGAAAGTAATCAATACTTTTTCGGAAGAAATAAATAAAATAAAAGAGAGAGAGAATGAAAGTGAAGGTCAGTATCAAGATGCTGCCGATTCTAAATTCGCACTTCAAGAAGCATATGCTTTAAGTTTGGCAAAGAAGGTTTTATCTGGACTTGAAGGAAAAAAAGATATAGAATATAAAACTGTAATGGCAAGAATATCTAATGAATTACAAACTAATGGATTTCGGGCACCTTTTCAAATAACTTCATATAAGAAAAAGAGTTGACTCATGAAAATCCCCCGCCTTCAAGTGGGAGATTCTTCTTTATTGATGTAACTAGAAGCGATTTCATTGGCACTTTCTAGCAATTCATTTGTATCGGGTAGAAATCCATTCCTCAGATAATAAATATATTCGAGAATTGTAAGGATGGTATCTAAGTCATCTAGGTGAACAAGTTTATGATGTTTTTTACACAAAAAAACTATATTAGAACAGGAGTCGTTTCCGCCAAGAGAAACTGCGACAAAGTGGTGATATTCTTTTCCTCGTTCAATACAACAAGCGCATCTTCCTTTTTGTCGAAACCAAACTTGATCTTTCACTGCTTTAGGCAATTTCTTTCTTTTCATAAACACACCGTAATAAAGATAGATTATGGCTTTTGGCCATTATCACCTAGATACGATTCTAATCGTATTGTAAAATAGCAAGGTGAGAAATGAAAGACTATGAATAACTCAATGAATATTAGACAAAATTCAATCTTGTTACTAAATAGAAATTTTCAGTTTCTAAACATAATAAGTCTAAAAACATTTTTAAGACTTTGGTCAGTCAATAAAATTGAAGTCGTGAAATTTACTGACAAAGAATGGGTTCTTCATCCTAGAATTAAGATGAAATACCCTTCTGTTGCCGTAATGAAATATATGGTAAAGGCTCCTTATCGTGATATAAAATTATCACGTGAATCAATAATAAGGAGAGATGGTTGTGTGTGTCAATACACTGGTAAGAAACTAAAAAGGTCTGAGGTTGAAATCGATCACGTCATTCCGAGATCTCGTGGCGGAATGAACACTTGGGAAAACCTTGTTGTATCAAGTAGAAAGTCTAACAATACAAAAGGTAATAGAACGCCTGAAGAAGCGGGAATGAAATTGATAAGGAAGCCACGTAAGCCCCATTTACATGAGATCCTTCAGGATTTTGATCGTGATGATTGGAGAGAATTTCTAGGATATTAAATTTTGATGTATTTGTCATCAGAAAATAAAATGTCTAAAACTTTCTCTCCATACTTTAAATATTCAAGCCATTGATCTTTTTGGTATTTTGATATAAATTCTTCATAAAGAGATAGGTTGCATTTAAGTGGGTTGGATTTCATTTTATTCAACCGACTCTTTAAATCTTTGTATGATACTGCATTGTTTCTTTTAAATCTCAAATAAACTTCTAATTCCCCAAGGTGGGCTTTTTTTTCAATGGGATGGTTGTAGTAGTAACTGTAATATTCCTTGCCCCTAAGTTCCGAACAAGTGCGGTCATATATATTTATTTCTTTTTTGTTGAGAAAAAGATCATCATATCCATGTACGAGTTCATGAGAAAATGTTCTAATCAAAGAAAGGATGTTTTCTTCACTTCTTTCTGAAATTATTTTTTTTACATTTTTTTTATTCAAAACCTTATTTAGACCAGTTGATCCAAATATGGCAGGTAAAAAGAGATTGATATATATATTTTTGCTTCCTGAGAATTCAGTTTCCCCAAAACAATCTTTTGTATTTTGAAAAAATATTCTTACTGTTATTTTATTTCTTTTTGAAGATTTGTGATAATTTTTCCCCTTGCATTCAAAAGCAAAATCTTTAATCTCTCTTTTGCCAGCCGCTATTCTCTCTAGATTGTACCATATATAACTACAGGCATCTTTTGTTAGAATCCACATGTAGTTTTTTATTATTAGATTCTCCATTTTAATCACCCAATAGAAAACCATCTTGCCATAGCTCAACGTCAAGACAAGTAGATCTGAACATTGTATTTGCAAAGGAGACTGCTATTTCCTCTTCAAAAAAAGGAATAACTAAGACATTTAGATTTTTTCTATTTTTATTATATAGATGTGAAAGTTTTACATCATACTCTTTCATGATATAAAATTCTTGTTCTTTTTTCTTACAGGAGGAAATTAAGTCAAAGGCGTCATGTATCACTATACATGGCAATGATTTAAAATTCTCTTTTGTATAAGTCTCTATCAGATCTCTAAGAAAGAACTTATCTTCTTTATTTTTTTCAAACTCTTTTTTGAAAGATTCGTAATCCAACTCCTTGTGGTGACTAACATGAAAAGAAAATAAATCATAAGATGACGCTGATAGAGCAAGACTTTTGTCGTTACTCATTGTATTCCTCCTACTCAAAGGAGGCGGTTGATATTTTTCCATTCTTCTTTGATTAGAAAATCAATGGTATCTTTATCCAGATCATTTCTTTGCTCTAATTCTTTTTTGAATTTTTCCAAATAATCAAGCCGTCCTCTGACCGTTTTTTGAAGTCGCTCTAAACGTAAAGACAAATTAAAATCAATGAGTTCGTTTAAATGAGATACAATTTCTCTTATGAGGATAATTGCGTCCTCATTGATATTACTTGTATTCTCATTAAAGTTATCAGAATCCTCCGATGATTTTCCTTCATCTGAGAAATCATCTCTTTCTTTACTTTTAGAGAAGTTCATGAAGTCACTCAAAAATGTATCAATTCCACTTCTTGCTTGATCATATTCAAAAACGCCTTTAAATATGTCGTTGGCAAGATATTCATTGAACATTGATATTTCTTTATAGACCCGATTAATCTTAGAATGAGACAATCTACTAAGGATTTCTTTTTTGACAACAAAAATTTCTTCTGTTCCAAAAGAATCCCATGTACTCTCTAGTAGAGAGTAGTCCTTATTTTCAAGTTGTTGTTGAAATTCTTCAATCTTGTGAAGCATCTTCTAGCGAGTCCTCTAAGTGAAGGACTTCCTTGCCTCTAGGAGTAATTCTATAAAAAATAGAATTACCCTTTTCTATCTTTCTGACATATGCTTGTTTTTCAAGATAATTTGTTATTGAATCACTAGAGCGGTTTTCTTCTGGTTTTTCTTTGATTTCTCTAAGTCTTTCAAAAGGTGAATCTGCCATTTTTCTTTACCTAATCTTTCTATGATTTTTTCAATGTTTCTTAAGTCTTCATGACTTGCCCTATAACATAGGTCATGATCTACTAGGCTTTCAAGGTTCCAAGGCCAACTTGGGACAATACAAACTACATCGTTTTTTTCTCGGAGAACTTCATTTACGGCAATAGAACTGTCATCAAAAAATATAGAATTGTCTTCGATTGCGTATTTTTTATTCTCTGTATTTGCTGTTATCACTGGAATGCTATATCTAAAAGCACTTTTTGTGATTGCTTCAGCGCCACGTCTTGATTCTCTTGCAGTTATGGCTAGAACCTCATGACCATTCTCTACCATTCCTTTCAGGAATTCAACCAAATGGCCAGAAAATGAACAGGGGTGCCATTCTTTGTATGTATTAGCCAAATATACTGCTTCCCATATCTGATCGGTCGTCAGCCCATACTCTTTCTCATACAGAGAGAGATGTGAATCTGTGACTACTTTATCTTGTAACATATCTATTTGTTTGAATTCACGATTATGAATACTCTTCAATGCTCTTAAAAAAGAAATCTCATAATCATGCATTACATAATCTATGTCTGTGTAAATCTTCATGAATCAACATCCACCATATTCGTCATTTTGATTGCATAGAAGTAAAGAACGTGATACTCTACCCAATCCCTTTCTAATCCTTTTCTCACGATAGAGAATCCCACTTTTGTCAAACTGGAACTTGTATCGTCAAAGCAGTTTAAAGTAGGTGGTTCAGGATTGAAAGCATTAAGGCCAATTTCTCTCACTTCTTCCCTGTTGTAATTTTCTTCTATTATTTTTGACAAAGGGGTTAGAATGCCTTTTTCATTTTCTGTTTGAATCTTATTGGCAACCTTGGTGATTACTTTCCCAAGATCGCTTTCTTTTGAATAAAAAAATCCATCGCCTCTCAAAACCTCATAGGATGAGCTTTCATTGGGTGGAACGAAGTCTTCAACGATGAATTCATCTTCGTTGTAAAAATGATTTGAAACTTCTTCTATAATGTGAACAATGTAGGCCATTTGGTATTACCTTTCTTTAATAGATACGACTCATTTCCCTGATTGACTGGAGAACTCATTTAAAGTCTGGCCAACTTTCAACTCATAACCCCAATCTCCCATTCCTTTTTCATTCAGAATCTCTTGGAAGATCTCAAATGTTCTATTCATTAAAAAAGACTGGTCTGGAGAGTCTGATGAGTTTATCTCATCAATTAAATTATTTAGTTTTGGAAATAAAGAATTCTTAACGTCAGTTATTACGGACTGGACATCACTTATTTCGTCAAGGTTATTTATTCTGAATGTTTTTACTCTATCGATCTTACAACTTTGGATTTCTTCTTCGTTCTCTACTTCTTGAGAACACTCTTCGTGCAATCCTTGATGGTTGTCTACTAACCATTTATCTAGGAATGCATCGTCTAAGCACCAAATTAAAGAACTTCCTATTTTTAGAAATTGGTCAAAGAGATTGTCTGGTAACTGAAAGATATTTACTGACATCACAAAGTCAAGTTCACCAGGAGTAATTTTTTCGTCAGTTCTATATACTACTGAATATCTAAACATCCCATCATGATTTGCCTTTTTATTTTTCCATCTTTTTTTAGCTCTTTCACTTTGAAGACGACTAAAGGCTTTTTCCCCAATTTCCTTTCTTTCTTTCTCTACTTTGGCCTTTCCTGTGTTACTTTGATACTCAGAATATCCGTCTTTACCCTTTTCTTTTTTTAGGGATTGATGACGATCCTTACCCCCATACTCGTAAGAGCCTTCTTCTTGAGTTTTTTTCTTATGCTTTTTTTTAGGAATCCACTCAAGATTATCTTTTGTATCAGTCCCTCCTTTCCAGCGAGGTTTTTTGTGATCGAGTTCGTATTCACCCTTACCCTTTGGTTTTTCTGGGATTTCTTTCGACTTAATTCTAGGTCTTTTTGCAGTTTTATATGATGTGTGTTCTTTCGAAAAAATCTTATACCAATCATTACTATTGCTTTCTTTCTTGAAGTAGAAATAATGAATATCTTCTTCGTCATCATAGAATATATCTATTCCATTTTTTTTTAGTCTTTCAAAGTCATTTTCCTCATCTTGTGCGAAGTCAGTAACATCGCCATAAGGTAAGGAATCATTTATACAATATCCATCCTCATCAAAAGAGTTGACACAATCTCCAATAATATTTTCTCTTTCAAATTTATTAGACTTTACTATCCTATAATTTAAATCAGACTCTTTTACGAACTCATAAATACTCCCTTGTCTTTCAATGAAATCAATATCTTCATGTCTTCCAGTAAATGCTAAATGATTAATGTATGAATCGAAGTCTTTTTCTTCAACCTCTTCTTCTTCGTCGTCATTATATTTTATTTTTATTTTATCTGGAGTTGTAACATCAACATCTGCATGTTGAAGGACTTCTACAAGATTACTCTCTTTATCATCAACCAATAGAACTCTTTCATTCTGTGGCATAAACATACTCTTTGGAAGGTCTTTGGCTACAACTACCATTTTATTAAAATACTGTAAAAGACCAAAAGAACGGAGTAAGTGAACAACAGGTTGATCCTGCATCTCTACACCTTCCTTTTCAGATCTAGAAACAACCCCCAAATTCTTATCTTGTTCTGAAAGCGAACGAATTATATATTTTATATCTTTTCTCAATACAATCTCTGTACCCTTAGCATCGAAAGCACGATTACCTTCTACGGTAAAGGGTATGTCCATCTCATATGCTTTATCTCCTTCCCATATTGTAAAATCTGCATCAAATATGATTGTGTCATAATCATCTATTGATATTTTCTTTTCACTATGGAAGGCTGCTCCAAAAGTTCCCAAGTATTCCATGTCTTCAAAAGACTTGATTAAATTAGAAGACTTAATGAACCTACCTCTAATCAAAGGAGAGATTTGAGCGCAAATCATTCGCTTTAATTGTGATACTTCATAGTCATCATCAAACCTCGGCAACAATGAATGAACATTGTTTCTTAAAAGATCTAAATCTAAAGATTTCGATCCAATTAAATCAAGCATAGAGGATGCAAGTATTTTTAAGTTTTGAAATTCTCTTATTTTACTTTTATTATAGGAGTTTAAGCTAGAAAGAGAATCAACACTACCCTTTTTATTTTTAGAAGCTTTTCTTACAATACCGTAATGCCCTGGAAAATGCTCAGGATCATAAAAGGTCATGCCAGAAGGCTTTGCACCTTGACTTTGACTGAAGTCTATCTGGTATCGGTATTGTAAATCTTTCGATTCGGGTTGTTCTACAATGCTGGATTTCTTTTCTAAATCTTCCATATATTTCCATATCTCAGAGATAAGTGTTGTTGAATGTTTTCTATTCAACTCAGCCTCTTTTTTGAAATCTTCTAATTTGGAGGATATTTTACTAAGTAGATCTTCAGCATCTTTTTCACTTTTTACAGTGATATAGTTTCTTTGGAGAACTTGTCCAAGCAAATCGTTTTTAAGTACAAAAGAAACTCTATAGAGACTATCTCCCCATCTACTTGTATTCAAGTTGGCTAAAAGCGGTGATGAGTATTTATCCACCGCATTAAGATAGATTGATGCTTCCTTCTTACCTACATTAGAGTCAGAAGAGTTGTAAATATTAAAAACACCACCTGATTCTACTTTTTCTATATTAATTTTCTGCTCAGGCATTTGTGTACTCCAAATAAAAAATCCCCTTCAGATATTTATTCTGTAAATCTGAAAGGGATTCCTGTATCAATTGAGCATTTAGTTTTATTGGAAATCTACAATTCTTTCTAGTTTGGCAAGATCTGTTGTAGACAACTTGACTTCGTTACCTAAATCGGAAATCTTAATAGGTATTTTTGTAATGTTAATTTCTACTTTTTCTTCAACTAAAGATTTGAATTCTTCATTGAATATTTCTATGTTTTCTTCATTAACCTTTAGTGTCTGGGGGTTTTTCTCATCAGCCTCACCATACTTCTGAAAAAGAGAAAATCTAGCCTCTTCAAATCTTTTAATTTCATCCATCAAAGGCTCTAGATTTTTTTTCAATCTAAAACTAATAGCAATAGGAAAGGGCTGTTCAACCAGTCTAACTACCGATTCTTTAATTATGGCGATTTCACCTAAAGTAATTTCAATCATTTTTTTTCTCCAGTCTAATTTTTTTAATTCGATACGACTTTCTATTGTTGGCCTTTTACATCAATACTTCGAAATAATTAAGACCCAAAGCAAATTCAAAATTATAATCATATCCATATCCGTATGTTGTACTATAGCCGTAACCATAACCGAAATTAATTCCATATGATTGAAGACTAAAGGTTTGAGCTAAAACTATTTTAACCAAAACAGGTAATTGAGTTTTTGCATATTCCAACATTTGAGATTCTTCTGGAGTTAAAGTGATGTTAGTGTCCAATTCAAAATAAGAAGAATATGGAGCTAAAGTTCCCTCTGTCAAAGAATCTGATACTAGATTTAGTGAAATCTTTATAAATTCTGTAGTGAAAATACTCATTGTTTGAAGCAACAAAGCTCTAACAAAAGGGCTAGGGGGTCCACCTGCAATTTCATCATCGGCCCCAACATCAGACCAAGAACCTACTTTTAAGGCATTTATCAAATCAATTACAGAATCTTGCTGACTTCGAATGTTTGTTAAATTGTTTACCTGAGAAGTTAAAACAGTCACCATAGCCATTTTAATTGCATCGGTAATATATGGATCGAAAGAAAGATTCTTGATTAATATAATCGCCTTTTTCCAATATTCTGATCCCTTACTGACTAATTCTATTTTATCCATTGAATCTTTTGCGAAGAAAGGTGTTGGAGATTCTGGTTCGATAGGTCTAATTGGTGGAGTTGGTTGCTCTCCTCTAGTCTCTACATCGGCGTCAATCCAAATACTTAATTCGTTGACATAAATATCTAATTCTGCATTATAAATCGCAAGATCGATTTCGTAATTACTAAAATCTTCTTGATATTGTGCCATTCGACTATTAAAGTCATTAACCAAAAAAGATCTTTCAATTAGAGAGAGCTTATGTTGTGCCAAAACTCCAAGAGAAATCGCATAAGTAACTCTATCTGAAAGTTCAGTGAGATTGCCTTCGAAAACGGGTTGTCCATAATAACGTTCTATATTCATTTTTTTGACCTCAATCAATATTTATTCTTTCGTAAGATTCTGGTTTAACTTCATTCCTATTAGGAACAAGAACTTGTTCATAATAACCCTTTGCTATAATTTCAACAGAAGAGTAATCTTCAGGCATTTGTGAAATATCGAACTCCACAAGAATTTCTTGGCCTTTGTAGATCTTTATATACGACGCATCTGATTGTCTTAATCTTTTTGCTATTGGTTCAATTCTGACTTTATCACCATTTATTCTTTCTATTTCTAAATATACATATCTAAGAACTGTAATTTCATCCTTCTCTTCTCTAATCAAATACTGACCTAGAGGAGATCGGTTCACTGACAATCTATCTTCTTTGTCTAAACTTGAATCTTTCTGGTTCTTAAGTATTTCACCTTCCAACACGTTTGAAAGAATAAGCACAAAGATAACAATTTACTCCATTTATATTTATTTTCAACATTCTATAAAATGCCCATCCACCGCCACTATTGTCGCCAAAGGGACCAACTACGACTGAATTACTTCCCTGGAATGTAGAAACATTCCAAGTTCCACCAACAGTACCATCGGTTGCTGATGTATACCCATCAAACCTCGTAAAGGCAAAGTCTAAATCATTTTGATCTAAAGTTAAACAATAGTCGGCTGAAGTGTTGTTTATTATTGCCATGTCTCCTGTTAATGTAAGTTTGTAACTAAGAGTAGGTGTAGCGGATGTATTTCCAAAAGCCCAATTGCCAAAATAGCTAACAAAGTCAAAATCTGAAGATGAGGAGCCAAAGTATGTATTTCCATTTGCAGGATTCAAATACAATGTATTTGCACTCGCATACATCATCTGATTATTTCCAGTATACATATCTATTCTATTTGTTTGAAATCTAAAATAAGTATCTGTATCTCCTAAGTGATATAAATATTCAGAGAAAAAGGAAGTTGATGAAAACGTGGCAGAAGATTGCACTGTTAATGTAGTGCTCATCAAGACTGAACTTTTAAAATTTACCGTTCCTGTAAATTCATGATTGTAATTTGCCGTATTATTGCCTCCATAACCAATATAGGTAGTTAGACTTTTTATGGTCATTACATTATTTGCACCGCCATAAACATAACACCCATCAGTAACGTTATAACCCAGAAGAACACCTTCTCCGCTGGACGTATAATCACCAGCCTCAATTTCATTTCCTTTTATTCTCAAATTAGAAGTAAAGTTGTCAGGAGTATAAAGTGTATTGGCTGCACTTCTATAAAGTTCAACATCGGCACCAAAGTTCAAAGGATAACTTGCAGATGAATCAGTTAAAGTTACTTCTCCACGTATTGTAGCAGTATCAGTATTGGCATTTCCTAAAGTGGAGTTTCCTAAAACTTGAAGATAACCATCAGTTCTAAGTGCAGTGCTTGCATAAAATTCTCCAGTGAAAGATCCTAAACCTACTTGTAAATAAAGAACATTGGTGGAATCTACTGATATGTAACCAACAGAACTTAAATCGAATTTCGTAGCAGTCACTATTCCTGAAAATACTGCTGAAGTTACATCCATAGTCAATGCATCTATTGAATTTCTTTTGACTACAAATTGATTTCCTATATTAGAAAGTGTAATAATCCCAGCAGAAGGGGAGGCGTCAGTTAGAGTTATTGTTGGATCGTCTTTCGATATAGTTAAATCTCCAGAAAGAGATCCACCAGTAAGTGGTAAATAACTTCCAAGATCACTAATTTGAGATTCAGTAATAATTAATGCTGCTTGATGTTGAGTAACATTTGATTGTGCTATTCTAGCATCAGCAAATGTACCTGAAGTGATATCTGTAGTAGCATGAGTATGGGTAGCGTCAGCAATTCCCGCTTCTGCCAATGTATTATTTTCCCAAGCAGCGCCAGTCCATTTTAATATTTCACCTGTGGCAATATCGGTAATGGTAGTGTCGGTCAGGGCATCTAGAGTCGAAGATCCAGCAGCAACAGTATCATTTACCCATGCACTACCATTATAAACTAAAGACTGTCCAGTTGTTGCTCCGGTAATCGTTACATCGTCAAGCGAATCTAATATTGAAGCATTTGTTGGATCTACCCAAGTGCCATTACCATCAGCATCTGATGTCAAAACATATCCAGAAGAAGGAAAACCGCCTTCAATCTTAATAGTTCCAGGAACATAAAGTTTACCATCTACATATTTAATCATTTTTGATTTCCCTGTTCATTGTTCTTCTGTTAATGTTTACGATATTTACACTTGACATTATCTCTTGTCCATAAGTTTTTTAAATTCTTTTAGATTGAAAATTCTTTTCCCTTGAAACTTTTTCTTTATCAAAAATTGGTGAGCCTTCATGTTCCACTTAGCATCTTCCAAGGCATTATGTTCGCCGCTTTTCTGTTGAGGTATTTCAGGGTCTCCCAAGTCATAAGCCATTTGTTTTATATCGTAGGTGAACATTGGGAAGTTATCTGGAAGATCAACCATCCTTCCAAAAAGTTGGCAAAAGACCACATGGTCATAAGCGCCATAATAAGTAACAAAAATAGGTTTGGGATCATCTCCAATAAACTTAACAATTTCTTGTGCTATTTGACCATTACTTTTTCTTTTAGATTCTTCTATGTCTAATTTACTTAACACATTTTCTTTAACCCAGTCATCTGCTAAAGATTCATCATATTCATTAGAAACAGCATAGTATTGATCGCCTTCTTCTGAAATGATTCCGATAGATACAAAATGTATAGGATTCTCAGGACCGCTTTCTATAAATTCTAAATCCATATAATATTTCATATTTTATATCCCCACTTTCTTGAGGACGCTGTCTCTATTGATTGTGATATCTGTGAGCCTTCTGAGGATTCTTTTCCTTCTCTCGTAATCAAACCTCTCAATGGAGCGTATTTATCATTACCTTCCAACATCATATCTAAGAATTTAGCTTCAGCAGTTTCTGCATCACCTTCTCCAGAAGGGTCTCCTTGCTCTACTGTCATATTAAGTGCATGTTGACCTTCATGTGCAATCACTGATGCGACGGCAAGAGTTAAAGTTAATTTTTCAATTTGACTTTCACTTACATTCTCAGGAACGTCTGCTCCATTATTTATGTTTTCACGAACTTCTGAAATTAAAGATTGAACTTCTTGCATTATTCTTTCAGGGTTAACTCTAAAGGCAACTAAGTTTTTCCCTTTATCAACTTCCCAAATGCTATTCTTTATTTCTTCTGCTATTTGTTGAGATATTGTTCCGTCTGGATTTTTACTATTTTCTATTTGATCCAACATTCTTCTTTTTATTATTTTTCTAGTTAAATCTGTTTCAGCGACACCAAGAGGTCCACCTTCCATTGTAAGTATTTCTTTATCGTCAACCTTAACTACTTGATTTGCATCGGCAATTGCTTCACTTACTATGTCTGAAGGTAAGTGATTTTGAAGATAAGCACTTTCATCAATAGGTCCATACTGAGTACTATTTAAATCTTCCCCGCCTTGAATCTCTTGTTTCAATCTTTCAACGTCCACAACTTGCTCTTGTGAAGTTCTAATCATTCCGCTAGAAAATGCCGCTATTTCATTTGTCATTTCATCATCAAAAACTTCTCGAACTAGTTCTTTAAAGTATTCTGGATTCTCTCTAACCATTTCGATAAATTCAATGTCTTCAGGATCATTTCCTAAATGCTCTAAAACTTCATCCCAATCAATCTCTTCTTTTTGTGTCATAAGCAATAAAAGAATATCCCAATCTTCTTCATCTAAATCATCCGATGGAACAAAAGTGGAATATGAATTATGTTCTGACAATTTTAAATTAAAGTCAGTTGAGCTAGTTTTGAGATAGATATCTTTCATTAAATCATCTTTATTGTCTTCCCATATAGCCAAAAGTCTCTCTCCAGTCAAAGGTTCTCCGTTTGGATCAACTGTCCAAGGAGAATCTGAATCGACATATTTTTGCAAAAGATATCTTAATAAAACTACATTAGGATATCCATTTTGATCTAAAACTGGTTGAGAGATTTCTTCGTATTGATTCATGAAATCAATCCTTCCTCCATTAGCATAGAGGCTGTAGACATATGAGATTGAGTCATCTGACTAAATAAGCCGCTACTTAGCATATTGCTTAACATCTCATATGATTCTGTTACAATCTGTGGATCTATACCTTTTGTATTTGCAAATTCAGCAAGAGCATTTTGAACATTTCTCTCTAAATCTGATTCATCAATAGAGTCAATCTCTTGAGCCTTTTTTTCAAAAGGATTTACGGAACTTATTGATCCGAAATTAGATGACATCATGATGCCTTTACCTTGGGTGTTTGACGAACTCATAGCCAGGTGCCCTCCTAAGTTTTTTATTTCTTCTATTAACCCATCTTTCTTCTGGGTTATCTAAATAATATCCAGTCTTTGCTTTATCTAAAATTTCCCATCTTTTAGCTCTCTGTTGTTGATTCTCTCTTTTTTTTCTTCTTAGATAAGCCTTATGGTTCTCACGCTCATTCAATAGTCTCTGAATCATTTTTGTTTGGGCGGTTTTTACAGAGGCATCTTTAGTTATGTTCAATCCAAGATAATGATTTTTGATAAATTTTTCTATTTCAGTTTCTTTGGGAATGTAAGGTAACAATCCTAATTTAGAAAACTCTTGATAGGCTAACTCTGCATTAAACTGAAAAGCCTTCTGAACAGTTTTCTTTATCATATTGCTATTAGGATGTTTTTGCATAAAATCTAAAATCATAGGTATATACTTTTGAACGGCTGCTTCATACTCATCTGTGGATTGTAGATCGAATTGACACTTAAAACGAATGCCACGTAAAACTCTTTTAGGATCTATAGATGTTGTTTTCATTGGATCTAAAGGAGTTCTTAATATCTTGTTTTTAATATCATCTTGAGCAAGCCCAGTGATATCAAGAATTTCTTTTGTCTCAGAATCAAGCAATAATGTATTTATTGTAAAGTCACGAGAATATACATCTTTATTCATAGGAGTTGGTTTTACTCCTAATTTATACAACTCATCTATAATGTGAGGTACGTTGTAAAATGCATTATGGAATTCAACTTCACGTCCACTTGGCATAACTACCAAAGCGGTTCCAGAAGATTCATAGATCTGAGGTTCAGGTAATCCATATTTGGCAGCAACAAAAAAAGCCAAATCAAAAGCATTACCGTTTTGTTCGGTAACATCCAAATCTGTATCATCATCAACAGGATAGCCAGCCACCATATCACGAGGGAGACCACCTACAACATAAAGTTTCATCTGTAAATCTTTACAGACTACATTTATCTTTTCTAAATCCTGTTGTATTTCTTTAGGTATTCCTGTCATGAAAATACGACCTCTCCATCCTTTATTTCTATCTTCTTACCTTCTTTTAAATCGATCTTACTTGGCAAATCTTTATGTGCTTCTATTACATATCGAATACCATGTCCACTTGATACTGGATTTAATTGATTTTCGTTAAGATATCCTACCTTTTTAACATTAAATTCACTGTCACAAAAGATTAAGCTGATTGGAAAAGGTACGTTCTTATTCCAAAAAGAATAACTACCTACTTTTTCAAAGTCAAAGAATGCACATTCTGTCATTTTGAGTGGTTTTCTCCACATCAATCCAACTTCTCTAACAATATCTGTATCAGCATAAACTAATATTTCAACTTTCATTTTCTAGTATTTAACTCATGAAGAATTTTTTCTGCAAAAGCACTTATTTTATGTACAGGAATTGAAGATAATGTATCACTAGCAAATCTCAAAGAATGAGAATTGTCCAAGACTCTTTTAGATAGATGAAGTATTTCGATCAACTCTTCATCACTGTAATCATCCAATTTCTTAAATGAACCATCTTCGTTTCTAGTTGTCAAATCATAGTTCTCTATCTTGATTGGTCTAATATCTTTTTGAGCTAATTTATTCTTATCTACAGCCAAGTATTTGGTTCCGAAAACATCTTTATTATGAACTTTGACTAAAACTCTATCTCCAAAATCATAACTATTTTTTGCTATAAGTTTTTTGGAAGCTTCTTTTCTAAAGGAACATTCTTCATCATTTAAAATAGAGTCCTTCAAAAGTTTACTTCCTTTTTGAGTCAAGGTAAATACCTTCCCTCTTCCTTCAAGGAAGCCTTTGGATGTAAGCCTACTCAATTCGTCTTGGTTGACATTAGAGGTTATTTCTATTTGATTTTTACCGATGGTCTTTGAAGTGACCCATACGTTTTTCAAAGCAGTCTTTTCCTCTTTATTTGCTGGCTGTAAACCGTACAGTTGCTCTAAGAAGGGAAATAGGCTCTGAAACATATCTTGTCCTATTTTGAAATCCTCTTTATTTCCATCGCTAAATGGCGCATCTGTAACTTTTGTAATTGGTAATGGACTCATTTCATATACTCCTTTATTTTAATGGTGAGATAAACTCGTCTCCATATCCTTTTGGTTTTGCAAAAAATTCGTCAAAAGTAGAATGCAACCTAGTCAATACTTTTGACAATAATCTTCTTCCTGCATCAGGAAGCAACTCTCCCGTAGTCGGGTCTATTATATCTTTTAGATAATCTGTATTTGCCATATCTTCTAAAACCCTTTGATGGAATCTAAGATCTATATTTTCCAATACATATTCTTGAATTTCATTTATTTGATCTTCAGAAACAGGTGAGTTTTTATTTTCAGATATCTTGTACCACATTTTATTTCATTCCCCTTACCACGGTTTTGATATACTTAACATATGGTTGAATTGATCTCCCACATGATTTTGCCAACTATTTTGACGATACCTCATATCCGCATCTTGATTGTCAGTAGAGTATTGTTGGTAATATCCCTCCGTTCCAGGGTTTCTATTGTGTGGCCATGAACCGTCTGACTTATGTTTATTCTTACTTTCTTGAGGATTATACCTTGGTTGTTTTTTCAATCGTCCTCTTTCTGTAAATGTATTCGAAGGTTGAATGGGTTCTTTTTTATTGATAACTTTGATATGTTTTAACTTACCATTCTTATCTCTAACCCTTATTATTTTGAAATCTTTTCTATTCTTTTGCTTTTGTTGATCATACTCTTCTTCAAAACTATCTTTAATCCTATCCCAAGGAATTACTCTTTCATCTTGCGACAAATCCAACCTACCTGAAGGTTGGTTTGCTGTATTGTTATATCCTGTCTGACCAGGATTTGTTGCAGGAGATGAAACTTTCATTAAGTTTAAATCTAAATTAGATTTTCTTCTATGACGAATTCTAGATTTGTTTTTTGTAACTCTTCTCTTGTAAGGATCGTTTGTGTATCCACAGTTTTTACATTTATAGACCTCACTACCATCTTCAAGGTGTCTGCCTTGAAACTCGAACGGATGGAGCTTAGACTTGCACGTAGGACATGCGTCCGGTTTACCTCCAGTAGGAGGAATGTTTTGATTCTGAGGACCACCGATTGAGGATGGTAGAAATGTACTTTCTATATTTCTAGTCTTTGTATCCTGGATATAGCCAGAAGAAACGCCATCGGCACCTATGAATTCATTAGCAATTTTATAATTCCACATATCTTTATACCTCTTCGAATCTACATTAATATTCTACTTTCAAAGATAATAAACCTCTAATAAAACAAAAAATCCTCCCCAAAATATGGAGAGGATTGATTTTTTTCATTTTTTCTTGAATTAAGAGAGTATCATTTTATCATAGCGTTTTTGACCCAGAATACCCAATACTTCTTTTTTGTTTGTTGGATTTTTTAGATCTGAAATGTCTTTTATTCCAGCTCCGTATAGTTTTTGGGCAAATTTCTTACCAATCCCATCAACTTTTACTAAATCGAGCATTTCATGACTAACGCCATATTTGATTCGTGACAACAGAAGATCCCACTCTTCTCCCCATCCAAACCCGTTGCATTTTTGTTGTGCATTGGCAAATTTACCTAAATTATCATCAGCCAATCTCATTGTTTGGATTATTCTTTCAATATCTTTAGTTATTCCAAAAGAATAAGAATTTAATGCAGGATCTACATCTTCGCCATTAAGAAGTCGATTGAAAACTGCTGCGTATTTTATGTGAGGTTGCGTGGTTATGTCATTCACGCCTAAAAGTCTTGCTATTTCTTGAACAGCAGAACATTCTTGTTCTCTTTTGCTAATATAAACCTTTTTGTTTATAATTTTTATATCTTTACCGTCAAAAGTTTTGGCCCAAGTTCTTCCAAATTGGAAACACTCAGCAAAAGCCAAGGAGACCAGTAGATTTATTCTTCTAGATTTTGCAGTTTCAGACTCTCCTTTAGGAGGATTTAGAAATTTTATTTTAGCAAAGTTTCTAAACCAGTCAGAAACGTCTAATGGTGACATATACATTTTGGCAGTAATTAAGCCCAGTTTAGTCGCTTCGTATTCGTCGTTTTCATTTTTCTTTATCATAGATCGACCAGCTAAGTTATCCAAAACTTTCTTAGCGTTAGTTTCATCTATTTGATCCTTTTGGACACTAGATAACGTCAAATGATACCACTCTAAAAGATCTTCTTTTGTTTTAATTTCACCAGTAACAATGTAAGACAAGATATGAAAACAGAGAATATTAATATCATTAAGAGTAGAACGTACTTTGTAGTTGCTATTTATTCTAGTCATTTCCTCTCTTTTCTTTTTTCGAGGAACTAGAATCAAAGCATCGCCTTCAGGGTGATATCCGGCACGACCTGCTCTACCCATTGACTGGATTATATTGGCAGGGTCCATTGGAGTAATTCCAAAGGCAGTATGAGAAATAATTACATATCTAGCAGGTAAGTTTACACCCCAAGCGTTTGTTGTTGTTGAAATCAATACATTGTAGTCTAAATCTCTGAAGCCCTTTTCTACTTTTTTTCTTTTTTCTCTATCTAGATCGGCATTGTGAAAGTGAGCTTCGATTCCAATTGATTTTAAAGATCTTACTATTTTATTTCCAAAATCTTTATTTCCAACAAACACTAGAATTGGATCTTTTTTGTACTTGGTAATCAATTTAATGGTGGTTTCCATTCGATTACCTTCAATGTCATAGTAACTAGCCGCTCTACCGTAAGCGCCTCTATCTTCCACTTCGACAAATGATTGATTTAATTTACATGGACGATAATTAGACTTAATAACAACAGTTGAACGACCTGTCATATGTTCCAGCCATAATTTGAAATCATCAACATTTGGGATCGTGGCACTAATGAACAACGCTCTTGCCTTTGAGTCATGTTCGAAATATCTAATCAAACCTGCTTCTAGGGCATCTCCACGGTCCTTCATTCCTATCAAATGTATTTCATCGCCAATGAAACAGGAATTATGAAGCCAAGTGTGATTTTCATAGAATCTACACTTAGAATTAAACATTTCTGGAGTCAAAACAATAATGTTTGCTTCTTCTAGAAGTTTCTTTCTAGACTCTGTTATTTCAAAATCGCCCGTAAGGATCGCAGTTTTGTATTTAGAAAATGTATGATTTGGACTTGTCCACTCTTCGTACTTTTCGTCAGCCAAAGCCTTCATTGGCGCAATGTAGAGGACTTTCTCGTTGCGTTCCTCTATTGCTTCTGCCGCAAATAATTCGGCACATAAAGTTTTACCACTTGAAGTAGGAGCTGCTAAAACGATATTGGTTTCATAGTCTTTAAGATAAGGAACAAAAATAGACTGACACGGATTTAAATGGTCATATTTTATATCCAAATAGTCTTTGAAATGTTCTGATCTTACACAAGGGAACTCAGGATTGTGTTCCCCCATTGGTTGAATTAAATCTGTAGGATATTCTGTAGGCATATATTTTCCAAATCATTTTGAGTGTAAATAAATTAACCACAAAAAGATGTATAATCTTTATTGCCGTCAATATCTTCGGGCTTAGAATCGAAGAACTCTTCAAAAGAAGAGTCCTCCAATCCTATTTCTTTTGAAAGCTTGACTAGATCTTGATGATCTCTTGTCAAGTTCATTTCGCCAGTTTTTTTGTTTATTCGGATAACCGTGGTTATTACACGTTTATCTTTATCCGTTGATGAGTTTTTGCTGTTCTGCTTCAAGTTCGGTCTCCGTGACTTCCTGAAGTCTTTCAGGTTTGTCTTCAATAGAACCTTTTTCAAGTCCTAGTTCTTCACAGATTTGATCGAGAAACTTGTCGCAAGATTCTCCGACAAAACCACTTGTTTCGAATTCAATGTTTCCGGTTTTTTTATTAAACCGGATTTGGACTTCTTTAGCTTGCATTTGGATTCTCCTTAGACATACTTTCTTAGGGTTATAAGAATTTCTTCTTCATCTTCTTCGGTATCTACGCTGGACCAGCCCCAACCTTCCATCTTATCTTCTGCTTTTATTTTGTTATACTGGCACTGGAATTCGTTTTTGAATTTATCAAATTCAGGTCCGTCGTTACCAGAGCGAAGATCGACCCAGAATTCAGCATTGCCGTTCTTGTCGGGTCTAAGTTCGATTGGACGATTGTTCCATACAGGAACTTTGCTGCCAGTAATTTTGATTGAGTTCTTTGTTCCAGCAGTAACACCAAGACCCATTGCATCACAAGCTTTGCGAGCAATTTCTGTATTGATGTCTTTGATCTTAACTCTTGTTGTTCTGATTTGAGACATTTTGATTCTCCTATTTTTTTTAGTCTATTTCAATGTCATCCCATATTGTCTTTGTCTGTTCAATACGGGTTTCTTCATGGGCCTGAACACTTTCTCCACGTTCTATATCGAATGATTTGATAATGTCCCAACAGATTTCTCTTCCACGCTTCTCTAACTCTTCGTCTAAGATTTCAGGATCTTGTTCGTTCGCTACCATCATACCGTAAGGAAGGATTACAAAATCTATAATTTCATGATCTTCCATTCCTTCTTTTCTACAGTATGAAATCATACTCCTATATGCGTATTGCTCTTGAAGCATAACGTCACGAGTCATTGTATCTAGGTCAAAAGTGTAATGATACAATTCGTGAGCAACTGCTGAACGAATTAGTTTTTTTCTCCACGTCTCTTTGTCGAATCGAGAAGGTAAGGGCTTCTTTTTTCGTTGTTCTTTGATTTCCTTTCTATCTTCGATGTCTGTGATGTAAAATATCTCACGAGTATCAAGTGTATAGAAAGCCCTAGCGGCTCGCAACCCTTTGGCCATACTGACATAAAGGTTACGTTCTGTGTTTGTTTTTTTTGTAAGTGCGATTTTTTTAGCCTCTTCTTCCAAGGCATCTAAACCAGAGTTAGTTATCGAATAAATCTTACAGTTTCTAATTCTCTCATCACCAACATCTTCGACAACAAAATCAATCACGTCTCTAAATTTGTCTGTCATCAATCTTGTTTTCATGTGATTTTTTAAGATCAGATACAACTCTTTATTGATTGATAGAGATAACTCTTCATGCTCACGCAACATTTCAATGTGCGCCGCAAATTCACTATATTCTGAGAAAGACATTTAGAAAGTCCGTTCTATAATTTCTCTTTTGATCTCTGAGTCAAAATCTGGATCAGAATCAAATTGTATATTTTCCAAGAAATTCTCAGCAGTTCTAACATCAGAGAACTCTGATAAGATCTTAGTATATTCAATCATAATTTCTTCCAAGGTTTTGTCAATGATTTGGCCACCACTACTGGCTATTTTAGGTCTTTTTATTTTTATCTTTATACTATTTTCAAGATCTTCATTTTCAGAAAAATCAGCAGGACTCGAAGCGGGCTTCTTTTTGACGGAGAATTCACTGTCAAGACTTCGTAACCTTTTTTTTACTTCTTTTATGTTACTTCCGAACTCTTTTCTCTTTAGTCTCAATTCGGGAGTCATACTCTTACTCTTTTGATATCCAGATTCAAACTCTTTGGCCAACCTTTGAATTTGCTCGATTATGCTCACGACTCTATATGGTCTGATATGATATTTTCTACTAGCCCTTAATAGAGTCTGAATGAATATGGAAATATTACAATAACAAATATCATCGTCAATATTTGTTAACTTTTCTAAGACTTCGATTAATTTAATTATATCTTCAGGAGTTTCTGGATCGTGAGTACTCGCACTTTTCCTCAAACTATCCTTTGTCTCCAAACTAGACATTGTATTGATAATATCTTCCCAATTGTCAAAAAGATTTTCTTTATATTTACGAGGAAGGGTATAGATGTTTTTCATCACTTCATAAGTGTTATTGTCCATTTTTTCCCTCCGTAAATTTTATACTATTTGCATTTAGGAAATCTTTAACTCTATCTATTGGAATGGCGGCATTCAATCCAGAAGATGACGATTGATCTGTTACGATGGCAGCAGCAACTCCAATTGCTAAGTTGTCATTCTTACTAATTACAGGACCGCCACTATTACCTGGAGCCAAATTAGCACTAATGAACATATACGTTGAACTTTGACCCTCTTCTTGGTATTCAGTCTCTTTTGCTGAAAGAATCCCTTCTCCAACAATATTTTCAAAGCCCAAGGGTGTTCCCACTAATATAATTGGATCTCCTTGATTTATATTCTCTGAAGATCCTAATTCAAAAAATTCACCTTTTACAGATGGGTCATCAAGCGATATTATAGCTATATCTAAAACAGAATCATAAACCATCAATCTTGCATTATATTGTTTCTCTTGATACTTTACTGATATTTTCAAACTATCAGTTTTTCCACTAGGAGAAATAACATGAAAACAAGTAAGTATCATGTTTGAATTGATAAAAAATCCACTACCGATTTCTGTTTCGTTTCCGTCTGATGAACGAATACTTACACTTTTGCTTAAGGCGTTTTGATACTGATTGTTTTCCGATTGTTTCTTACTAGGTTCTTCTTGTTGATCTGGAATCTCTAAGTTCTTTATTTCCCTATATGTATCAAGAACCCAATTCTCGTTTTCCCAAACAGGAAGTTTAGGTCCGCCAGAACCCCATTGTGCTTTTTTGTTTAATTCTTTATTTTCTAAATTTTTCTTCTTTTCTATTTTTTTTAACTTTTCAATTCTTTGTTTTTTTCGTATTTCTTCCATTCTTTTTTCAGCAGAATCGCCCTTATTTGATTCACTGAAATAATCATTAGGATGGCCTGCGCTACCGTCACTCCCTTCGAAGAGACCGTAACGGGAATCCCCTCCGAGATTCCCATAAGGCTGTGTCTGTGTTTTGTCGGAAAGTCCATTAGAAAATGGATCTCTACCAACAACTGCTATTTTATACCAGGTTTTCATTTTCCATGTCTTCTAGTTTATCTAGCATTTCTCCAATGATTTTATCTCTTACTATATGTTCTTTTCCAAACTTATAATATCCAATAAAGCTTAATGGGGAGAGACCTTTAGCTACTCTGTCAAAGCAACAACTTGAACGAAGGTCACTTTGTTTGGAGTCTCCAGTTAATACGATTTTACTTCCCTCTCCAATTCTTGATAAAAGCATTTTTATCTGATCAAAGTTTGCGTTCTGCATTTCATCGGCAATAACAAAACTATCAATCAATGTTCTACCTCTCATGAAAGCAAGAGGGCATATTTCAATAGTTTTTTGTGCTAAATGTGCTTGAATTTCTCTTTCACTTAGAGCATTTCCAATGAAATCGAAAAGAGGGGTCATGTAGGGACTTATTTTTTCTTCTAAAGTTCCTGGCAAGAATCCCATCTTTTCACCAGCGGCTTCGACCATTGGGCGTGTCAGGATTATTTTACCAACATTCCCTTTGTAAAGTTCATCTAGTCCTTGATTTACAGCCAAAAATGATTTTGCTGTTCCTGCTGGACCACACATGAAAGAAATTCTGTGATCTCTTATGATATCATAGGCTTCTTTTTGTGCTTCGTTTTTAAACTTTAATTGTTTTCTTATATTGTAATGTCCCGTTTTGCTATCAGGCTCTTCGTTTCTTTTAGTTCTAGTTTGTGTTTGCTTTTTACGTGTCATTAATTATCTTCAACCTCCGAAAAGTTGTAATCAAGTAGTAAATTATACGCTTTTTCCCTTAAAGACTTCATTTCTTGAGAATCAATCTTACCATCTCGAATAGCATCAATAAGTTCTTTTACCAGGTTATACAACTCCCTCTCGGTTTCAGAAGTTTCTTTTTCTTGTCCAGATATTCGGATAAGAAAATTACCTAGATTATAGAGTATTTTTTTCATACTCGATACTCCTATTTGGTTAATTTTTTAGACAGCTTACCGTCATCCTTTCTATCGTCTTCCGCTTTATAGACTCTGTGCCAAAAAGACCATCCATCTATTTCTTTTCTATCTTTCTCTAACAATCTTTTACAAATGGTTCTTCTATTTACTTTTGTTATCTTAGACGCTTCTAATTGATTTTGAAAGCATAAAGTAGTATTCCCATTTGATGCTAAAAATTCAGTAGGATGATTTTCATTTTTGTTATACGTAAGAAACCAACCTTTTATAGTTTTTTTATTTTTATTTAAAATTGATGATATCACTTTTCTAGATACATTCAATGTGTTTGCTGTTTCTGATTGAGTTTCAAATTCAATTGTTTTTCCATCTTTTTTAGCATATACTTTGTTTGCTCCTTTTGATCTACTTATCTTTATTTTTGTAGAAATATTATGTTTTCCATTACTTCCACCTTCCTTTATATTATATCCCAAAGATGGATCGGTAGAATTGTACTTTTTAATAAAGTATTTTTCAAGCATATCTAGGTCTTTCTGTGTTTCTGCCTGAGACAATACAATCCATTCGAATGAATCTTTTCCGTATTTCTGTATTGATCTACTAAAATACATACAATCCCTAGACCTATGATGATATCCTCTTCTGCTGTTTAGGGTTTTCCAAGTTTGACCTATGTAAACTTTACTGTTTATTTTATTTTTTGCCCTATAGATTATAGCCATTTTATTTATTTAATTTCTTCTCCATAGGAATGTTTTTTCTTTGGTCTTCTATTCGATAAACCTCATGCCATATGGGTTGGATGTTTTTATGTCCTCTAATCTTTTCATCGTCTAGATTCCAAGATTCTTCTCTGTGTGTATTGATGGATTCTTTAGAGTCATCGAACCTTCTTTCCAAAAGATCTTCTTCAGTATTTTTTCGGGCTTCTTCCATTTGTTTTTCATACAATTCTGTTTGTTCGCCACGATGCTCTTTGCTTTTATAGTGTTTGCTGTTATCGAACTGGTTTTCAGTAATTTCAGCAATTTCCTCATTCCAACGAGAAGGTATCTTCTTGTTCAATTCAAGAAGCTCTTCAATGGTTTTGGAAATTTCTTCTTCACTTCCTGCAATTTTTAGTTTTGAAATGTCAACTCTAAATTCAGACATCATTATCTCCTTCCAGTCCTTGTTATACCTATTCTTGGTAATCTGGTTTCTCCGTCAGAACCTTTATTGGCGGCATAAATTGCGCCGCATAGACAGTCTACCAAATCATCATATGGAAATTTAGATTCAGCATCTTTGTCGATCTTGGGAGGTGTTTTTCCGTGGTCTATCTTTACACACCTTAATTCACCAGCAAGTTCAACATCATCCATACACAATTCTATTCTTCCAGACATCATTTTATTCCTTGTATTATCATAAATATTGTTCTTCTGTCTTCCGGCGAATCGAATCTCTTTCATAAGTGGACATTTCATAGCTATTTTCTTTCTTTGCTCTCTAGACAAGACTCCATCGAAAGAAACGCACATGATATTGAATTTCTTGAAAAGGGGAAGAATGTAGGTATCAACAATATGGTCTGGATCTATTGCGACTCCCTTATTCTTTTTCATGCACATGAAGTAAGAATAATCTTCTACCCAATACTCTACAATCTCTCTAATTTCGGGATCATATCTTCTCTCTACGTGTATTACCATAAAAGCATATCTGTCAGAAGTATCAGCAGCATCAATATGGAGATAGTATTCATACCCAGGAGTTCCATTTTGATGCATAATCCAGTCCGGTCTTTGATACATCGCTTGCTCTATTTTATCATGAGGAAAGTAAGTTAAGCTCTTTTTCTTCTTAAATTGTGCTCCATATTCGACAGAAGCATATTCTGGGTCCATCTCAAACTCATGTTGCAATTCTGACTTAGGAACTCTAGGGTTGGCATTCCATGTTGGGATTTGAAACATCAACATAGACCTTACAGTCTTACTCTTATTGTACAAATCATAAAAGAAACCAGAGGCGTCATATGGAGATGACAAAACTATCTGCCTACCATCACCCCACATTTTAAACGTAGCGGAAGATCTAGAAAGAGCGTTATATACTTCTTTGGCAGAAGACTTTCCATCACTATTTACAAAGTGGGCAAGCTCGTCATAGATTATACAATTATGATTTAAAATATTTTCGGCATAAAAACTTTTGTCTTCACTATTCATAAACGATACGTCATAGACTTCTTCGTTCTTTATTTTTTCAATAGACTTTATATTTACAAGTTTATGTTTTGTTAAAAAATCTATTTCTTTCTTACTTTCGTCTGAAAATTTTTCTAGAAATTCATTAAGCAATAAAATGTTTTTTCTTAATATTTTCTCTTGTCTTCCGCTCCTATAGGATCTCACGAAAGATTGTAAATTTGCCTTTCCTTTAAAAAATATTTTTTTGTCTTTGCATAGAATTTCTATTTCTTGAAACAGTTTTTTTGATATTTTTGTGCAAAACACTTTAGTGTATTTTGATTCATATTCACTTTTATATTTTTTTCTTCTTTCTGAATAGAATCCTATTTCCTTTAAAAATAGGCTACTGGAGTGTTGTCCCATATCTACCTTGTAGAAAGTGCCATTTTTTATTTTTTCTTTATATATTTTAGGTGAAAATCCTAATTTCGACAATATGAAATAGACATCTTGAGACAATCTTTTTGATTTTGTCCCATACTGTATACATTTCTTTTTTTGAATACCGTCACCTTCAAATAATGACTTTAGAAATACCGAAACAATTGATATTGGAGATTTAAGTATACAATTTGGAATTTTTTTACATTCAGACTTGACGCTTTCTAGTCCAACAATTTTCAACAAAAATGTTTTAACTAAGTCATTTGAAAATGTGCAGATATAGACATCTTTATCCTTCTCTTTCTTTACGATCCTTTTTCTCACATCTATGTTGAAACAACTTTTAACTTTAGAAATATATAATTCAGCAAAATCTTCATCTGTTGTTGAAAATTGAATCCTATTGTCAATAGTGTAATTTCCTTCTGAAATAATTGCACCTAAAATAAAACTTAGATCTTCATCACATTTTTCTGGAATTTTTACACTAGAATTTCTCATTCTGTTTTTATAAAAATCTGAATTTGTATTTCCATGTTTTTCAATATAGTCGGCAAATGACATTTTGTGAGATTTTAAATGAGCGTGGGTTATTTGTCCAAATTCAAAACCACATTCTTTACAAACCTCTTTAGTTTCCACATGGTTGTAATGAGGTAGTGTTTTTATATTTTCTTCTACATCAAAATAAAAATAATCTTCTATGTCCCAATCTTTATAGTCTTTTATTGCGACAAGATCATTCTTTTCAATTTCTTTAAGAGGTTTTTCTTTTATTTTCATTCCATCTTCAAAGTTTACAACGAATAATTTATGGTCTATTGTACAATCTAAAATATTCCCATTATGAAAATGAACTTCATAAATATCTGATAATCTCTTTGTAACGTGCGTTGTTTGGTGATATCCATTTATTCCTTTTAATTTTATTTCTTTTTCTTTATTTCCGCTTTTACTGTATTCTTTTCCATAAATATCTTTTATTCGAAAATTTCCACCTTCAGATTCAACAATAGTCTCTCCATCCAGACAAATAGGTGTGTGACCACGAAGACCACCAGAACTTGATGATCCACAAAGAATTAAAATTGAACCTTCTTCTGGCTTTTCACCGTCTTGAAGTTTTTTGTTGTATTCAAGATCGACATCAGTAAGTATTCTAATTTCTTTAGCGCCAAATTTACCGATTCTACCATCGAACACCGGACACTTCCTTATGAATTTTTTTATTTCACGGAAAATAATCTTTTCTGCCTGATCTTCTTTAACGGCGGTGTTTAATATCGCAATGTCTGAATTAATACCATAAAACTTCTTTGGATCGCCCAACATGATTAATTTATAAGCTTCATATGAACAAAGAAGGGCGGTTAGGTAAGATTTGCCTGAACGTCTTCCTAAGACAAGAATCAATTCGTTGAACCACAAAGGGTCTTCACCGTCTTGTTTTTCTTGTTCTTCTGAAATATCTAAACCTAAATCTAATTTACGAAGCATTTCTCTTCGTATTTCTAATTTCTTTTCTCTTAGTTCTTCATTTACAAATTTTTTATAAAGATCTAGCTTAGAGGTTTCACCTTCGAACAACCATGTCTGCTCTATGTCCCATCTTTGCATTACCTCTATTTCTTCTTCGGTAACTCTTAGGTCTTCATTGAAACGACTACCTGCATAAAAAAGTTTACAGATAATCTTTTGGGCAAAGCTCAACCTCTCACCCAAAAGGGTTTCGGCATATTCAAGGATATTTAATGCTTTTTTGCCATCAGTTGCCTGATCGGATTTGAATTTTCTGATACTATCTTTTAGTATATCAGATAGATCTAAACTTGTTTTTTTTGACATAACCTTACTCATCCACTGAACTGTCTGTTAAGATATTGTTCAATATATCATTAAGTCTTTTTTGAGCTTCAGGCATATCTTCAAACTCTTCAAAAAGTTTCTTTAAAGAATTAGCCATGTAATTTTTCATTAACAGTTTTTGTTCTTCTTCGGATTTTCCGTATCCTAGAATTTCAAATTCCATTTGATAATATTCCCTAAAAGCCTTAGACAATTCAACAACTTGTTTTGAGAGTTTAGCATGTAAATTTCTATTTTCGGGAGTTAAAAGGTTGTCTGGTTTTGAAGCATAAACATCCTTAATGAAATCATAAATTATTTCTTTTATGATCGATACACGTGTTGTATTCTTCTCACCTTGAGCTATTTTTACTCTAAGTTCTTCAATTTTTCTCTCTTTAATTAAAGCAAATTCTTTTACGAATTTTTCTACATGCTCTTTGAAGTGACGATCCAATGTTTTAGAATTGAAATCTTTCTTATATTGATTCTTAAAGAATTGAACAACGGCTTCTACATCTTTGCCAGTCCCATAATAAATCTCTGTCGCCTTATCACAGGCGGGATGCTTACAAACAGGACAAGTGTCACTCTTTGCATCCCCAACGAGTTCTAAATTTACTTCTTCTAAATTATCTTTTTCGCTCATTGTAAGTCCTTTAGTTAAATATGATGGGAGCGCCACCTTGCTTTTGAGCGGATTTTGACATCACTTCTTTTTCACCAGCTATTTTCTGATTAAAACTATCAACTAAATAAACTGGCCATATACCAAAAAGATCTCTTTCAAGATTTTCTCTTTCTGAAATTTCTCTAGTTCCAGTTCCACTCGAAGCCTTACTCATTAATAAAGAGTTTGACAGGACAGGCTCTAAGACCTTATGGATTTCATCGGCGACAATTTGAGTCGGACGTTGACGGTATAGATCTATATCTTTCAATAAACTTGCATATTTCTTCCCAATTTTAGAAAGATATTTTTCCCAACTTTCAAAAGAAGCATTTCTTATGCTATCTTCAACTTTAGGCTTAATATCTTCATATGATCTTGGAGGTCCAGAATCATAATCAGAAGGCAACTCTTCAGTCACAGCAAACGCAAGTTTCTTAGAAGCCTCACGTGTACAACCATCAACTTCTAATAGTTCCTGAATCATCTGTTCGTCAAAGCCCTGTTCAGAATAAGAAATAGCAGATTCTTTGTATTTCTCAACTTCGTTTGAAGACTCTGAATTCATTAATTTTTTTAAACCATCATAAATATCCATTTTAAACTCCTTATTTTACCTTCATCCATTCATTGTGTGAAGAAACTTTCATCCATTCATTATGTGAAGCCTTTACTGGTTCTGGCGTTGTTGATTCCGGCGTCACTGGTTCTGGCGTTGTTGATTCCGGCGTCACTGGTTCTGCTGGTGTTTGTTCCGTTGTTTCTTTTTTCTGTTTAGATTCAGAATCTTTTCGTTCCTTTTCTTTGTTTGCAGATATAGAATCTTCTAACTTCTTAATATATGTACTAGAAATTCTCTCTAAATTAGTATAGAGTTGCCTTAAGTCAGAAGCGTATGGTTTGGCACCTACATACCTTGGATTTAAATATCCTGTAATTTTGCCAATGACCTGATCTACAGAAACCTGAATATCATCAAGTATAGCTTCTATTGGAGCGTCTGGAGATTCAGATGGGTTGGCTACATTTGGATTTACCGCTCCAGCGCCAGGGGTTGGTCCTTTAGATTGATATCCATCATATTCTCCAGGCTTTCTGTTTTGTGGAGTATTTCTATTTTGTTGCTGTTGCTGTTGTCCTTGTCCAACTTGTTCTTGTCGAGAAGTTGTTTCTTGACTTGAAACCGTAGGTAAATTTAAACCATTAAATGAGTTGTTTATATACTGAATAGCAGGAAAAGCTTTATTTTGTATCTCTAGTTTTCTATGAGATGGAAGAGAAGGATTGTTATATAATTCAAATATTTCCTTTTGAAGTGATTCTGAATTTTTTTTCATTTCAGAGAAAACATTAACAACCTTATCTAAAGTGTTGTATATTTGCTGAACACGCTGTTCACTATTATTTAATGCGAATTCACCTTCCCCTCTCTCCATTCTAGACTTTTCACGACCCTCTGAACTAAATGGATTGTATTTTCCAAACCAATTACCAAGGGTTTTTTGAGACTCTTTAACTAATGAATTGTATTGAGATTGACTGAATAAAGAGGAAAGGGAGGTTTCTAATCTAGCATATCCTGTTTGAATCTTTTCTAAAGACCTCACATAAGGATTGACCAATCCAGCAACTTCTTTATTTAATCCGTTTAAGTCTATTTGTCCCAATAGATTTTCAGCTAAATCCAAAGAGTCTTTCAACGCTTGGTTGTAAGTTACAGTTCTTGCAAAAATCTCATTCTGACTCTTTGGAGACTCTTTCTTTTCGTCTGGAATGCCGTCTCCATCTGAATCGTTACTTTCGGCATTTTGTGGATTTTCAGGTTCAACATCAAATAGATCTAACTGACCGTCTCCATCAGTATCTTTAATAGATTCGTCAGTATCTCCATTAATTTCGTCTTTATCTGAATCTTGAGGAGTTTGATCTCCAAATAAATCCATTTGACCTTCTGGGATGGAATCGTAGGCTAAATCATTCTTTATTATTCTACCTATACGTTTGTTATAATAATTATCCATCTCTGTAAAGATATTATTTATTTGATCAGATACATGACTGTAGTAATTACCAAAGTGATTCTTAACAGAATCATTCAATACCGATTTGAAGTTGTTAAATAAATTGTCATATTGATCTTTTTTTTGTTCTTGCAATATTTGTTGCTTTGTTGGTTCTGGTTTGATAGGTGGACCCGAATCAGCCCCCTCAGCAAAAACATTTTTTAGATTAGATTTTGCAGTAACTGGTTTGTATTCAACGTTCCTTATTCTAGTATAAAAACTTTGGCCCATAAGTTGAAATTCTTTTTTAAGTTCTTGTGAAATTCTATTTTCAGAAAAGAATGCCGATAGATTTGACTGCAATATTGCTTCAAATCCTTCTTTTAATGATTCAAACTCTTGAACTTCCTCTGCTCTTATGTCACCAACGCTTGGTTCTGGCTGGCTTGATGCTCCTTCGTCAGGTGGGATTTGTTCTGATTGAGGAGCGGGTTGAGCAACCTTGCTTAATTCTTCTTTTATTTCTAAAGATCTTAACATTTGATTGTCCATTAAATCATTAACAGATTCCGATGTTGAATTGCCCATAGTTTCCATCTTTTCAATCAAAGAATTAATACGGCTCAATTTTTTGTTGGGATCTTCATTTGAATTCTCAACAGCATCGATTTCAGCAGTTATGCGCTTTACATGCTCATCTGTAAATTCACTTCTTTTAATCAAACTATCAGCAAAGACAGAAAGCCATTCTCCAGTTCCCTGAAGAGGATAAAGGTCTTCATTATTTGTTCTTTTTAATCCCATTATATTTCTCCTTAATCAGGAAGCTTATAAGACTTCTCTCTAAACCTTATTTTTTCAGAATTTGTTTGCTCACCATAAATGACTTTTTTCATTTTCCTGAAAGCAAGATCTAATCTTTCTTTAACACTATCTTCAGAAATACCAACAATTTTCGCTATCATGTACATTGGTTTTCTCTTATAACAATTCCAATAGACAACTTGTAACTGTTTTGTGGTCAAATTCTTTAAACCATAATATACTTTCCGGTTTTTTGATGTGTTTTTCCTTCCCAGTTTTGATTTTATTTGGTCACTAGAGGGAATTTTTTTCTCTGGAACCATACATTCAACCAAGAGGTATTGTCTAAAATTAAAGATCAACTTCTCTTGAAATGGGTATAAGAAACCTTCTTCGGAGAAGTCATAGTCATTGACTGAACCCCAAAGCCACAAAAATACATTTTGATCTATTTCTATTTTTTTGTTTTCTAAAAAGGGAAAATAATCTAAATATGCCAAATAAATTTCATTAATTACAAATTTTAATTTTAACCTCAGTTTATTAAAACTCTCTCTATTGCCAAGCCTGGATTCCAGCAATAGTGTATATATAATTTGTCCCTTCTTCATCATTTTACTTAATTTAAATTTACCTTAAGGGGAGGTCGGAAGGTCACTATCAAGATAGAATCTTGAGTTGAAATAAAACCATGTTCTTCTAAAGATGAAATAATCATTTCCTGTCCTTCTTTCAATATTTCATTAGTTTCTATTCTTTTGATTGATCCTGAAACTACATATACAAATTCTTCTTGAGTATGTTTGTGGGTAGGGAGTTGAGTGCCTTTTTCGCAAAACACAATCCAAGTGTTCTCTTCTTCTTCATTTTCAAAAAAAGATGTTTTAATACATTTAGATCTCCACCCATTAGATATCTCTATGAATGTATCGACTTGCAATTCCTCAAAAGGAACAAAGTCTATCTTTCCAAACTTAACCATTTGTTCTTCAAATAATGAAAGTTTGCTGTAATACATCTGTCTTTTACTTTTCTTTATAGCTTCATCTGCATTTTCCAGAACACCCTCTTCACTTTTGAAGATTTTTGAAATATCTTGGAAAAACAAATCTTTTAAAAAAGTAAATATTTCTTTCATCTTATTTGTTCCGACTAGCAAAGAGATTGCTAATGTGAGATTTTATTTCCTCAGCCCTAACCTTCAACTCACTGAAATATTCATTTTTCTGAATATTTATTGTTACTGTAAGTTTAGTCATGACTTCAGAAGTTTCCACTAGAACTGATGTCATTTCTTTGATTGTGTTGTCTCTTTTGTCTAATTCAGACTGAAAGTATTTAAAAATCTTGAAATTCAAGTAAAAAAGAAAAAGGATTACAAGAAGCATAATTCCTACAATTCCGAATTTTTCTATATTTTGAACAAGAAACTCTATTAATTTATCCATAAGGAGAAGACCTCATTAGTCGAAAAAGAAAGATTTTGGAAATTTAGATAAGACTTCTTCCAAATCAGAAATCATCCATAACTTTCCATTTTTCCTTATTTCTAAATGTTGATCTAAAATACCTGCAAGTTCTTTAATTTTAGACTCTTTTTGATGTCCTTCTAAAGGCATTATGATTAAAGGCTTTTTTCTAGTCCTTGTATAGATAACCATAGGGATTACATCAGGTATCTTCGAAGCATCTTCTTCTGCTTGCCTCATGAATTCAAAAAATAGAGATTTATGATTGTGATTAGGTCTGAATAAATTGTAAAGATCCACTTCGTAACCAAATTTATTTTCGATTGAAAAACTAAAATTATCAGGACAAATAATATCACCTGCTAAAGTTCTATTCGAAGCTGATGATAGTTTGTGGATAGTGGAAATAGCACCGGAAGCCGGAACTCTATTGAATTTTTGTTCAAAATGTTCTGACAGGACTTTGCAAATAGCTAATTCGCCTCTATTCCCCTTTTTCTTAGAGTTGGCCATATTTTTTCTCCTATAAATAAAAAAAAGCGCATACCCAATAGGTATACGCCAAAAATAATAGCCTTTTAGTTTGTTCTAGTTTATAACATCTATAAGAAGTCTATTTAATATGAATTTCGAACTTCCTCTCGAATAAATGATATCGAAAAAAGATTCTTCTAAGGACTCTAAGGCTTTACATGTATCTTCAAGGTTTCTATTTTTTATATATTTCTTCTCAAAGAATAATCTAGATTTAACAGTGAAAGCATTGACGGGTTTATTCTCACCAGTCTTGTCGTCTTTTTTGTGCCAAACACTAGAGACGAAATGTCCTATTTCCTCATCTGTTTTCTTTCCGTTTTTCATAGCCAAAAGAGAAAACATATAAAGATAAAATATTTCAATAAGCCTACCGTTCAAATTTAGTATTTTTCCATGAACTTCTGACTCATCTGAATTAAGAAGAATTGCCGCAAAATCTAAAGCCTTGTTTAAGTCTCTTTCCTTTACAGCCATTACTATATCTTCAACATCTCTACTACTTGTGTTTGATATTATATCTTTTATTTCTTCAAAATCTTCTGGATCTTTTTCTAGGAAAGTTCTTATCTTTTCAATTTCTTCAAATATTTTCCCATAATCATAATCACAAAGATCCATTATTATATCTAGAACTTCTTCAGAACCTTTCCAGTCTGATCTCTTCAAGATTACTTTCTTTCCTCTTTTTATGTCTTTTTCGTTAAGGAAAGAGAATCCATCATAAATTGGTGGGATTTCTTCAATGTCGTCTTTAATGCTTTTGTAGAATTTAGAACCTTTATGTGGCCCTTTTTGAGACATTAAGATAACATATCTATTCGAAGGCAAGTGTTCAAGAAACTTATCGAAACCATCTACAGGATCGGGCAAGACTTCATCCAGTATGAATATTTTTTTAGAATTGCCAAAAATCTCTTTAGTGTTTATGGTTGAGTATATTTCTTGAGAAGATATTTTCCCCGAAGTGTCATTGTTCAGAGTTTTCACATCCCATGAACCATCCTTGTTAAGGGACGAGATTATCTCGTCCCTTCTAATCAAGGAAAGATACCTATCCCCTAAGAGATAGTTGTATCTTTTATTCTTCGCTGCTGTCTTCGTTGTTTTCTTCGCCATTGTTTTCGTCTTCATCATTGGAGTTGTCGAAAGAAGGTGGATCTACTGTCGCTGTAATATATCTAAATGGATCTTTTGAAGATACAAATTCAACAGGAAAGTCGTTGTCCTTAACTCTTAAAACAACATCTTCAGAAGAATATCTAGTTGCGATTTCTTTGATACTGTCAATAGTTAAGATGATTGTAATATCTACATCTCCAGTAACCTGAGAGTCATCAAGTTCTAGATCGAGTTCGTCTGAGTTGACGACGCCTCCACCTTCAATTCTTTGAACGCTGAAGATTATTTTTTTATTTTCTGTATTTAAGCGAATCTTAATTCCGAATTTACCACCAAGGGTTGCAGTAGATGTCTTTACGCAATCCAAAAGGGTTTTTCTAGGAATAGTAAAAGATGCTTCTTGTGTATCAGAAACATTGTTGGAAATAGTTCTCCAGTCGAAAACTTCAGTTTCGTCATCTAAACCAAATTGAACAGAGGGAATAGCGTGCCACTGATCGTCTTGTTCTAGGATGATGAATTTACTTCCAGATCTGACAGTAACGGGCTTGTCTAATGACAAAGCTTTTATGGCGGCAACAAGAGTGGTTTTAATTGGAGATACAGTGAAGGGACTTTCCTTTTCCTTATCTCTTTCCAATCCTTCTCTGTCGAACCAACAAATCTTAGACTTGTCTGTTGCACAACATGCTACGGAGTCAGAATAGATTTCGAGGAAACATCCCCAGAATTGACGATGCTTTTCATCCATTGATGATGCGAACTCAACTGCCATAATTGCCTTTTCTAACTTATCGGCACCAATAGAAACTTCTTTTCTGTCTTCATCTGGAGGATTGGCGTTAAAGTAAGAGGGAGACTTAATCAAATACTGGTTTGTTCGCTTTTGAGTCTTGCCGTTAGAGAGTTTTTGAGAGAATGAAGTAATTAAGTTTTTAGCTTCATCTTTTCCGTCACTATTTTTAGAACTCTGAACTGTGAAGTTTACATTTATACTTTCTGGATATGCATTGATTAGATTGATCAATGGGTGTCCATCTACAAATAACTCACCTTCTTCTTCAACATCAAAAAGTTTATTGTGGTCATCACCGACCAGTCCTTCAAAGTAATCTTGACTGATACTTGTGGATGCCCATGCGGTCGTATTTGTAACTGTAAATTTTAATACATTTTTTCCGTTTTCTTTCTTTGCTTGAATAAGCATTGTTGAAAACTCTTCTTCTTCGGGCTTACCAATAGCCTTTGAAACTTTAAGTCTGTTCAAAGCCTTGGCTAATTCATTTTGTCTAACATGAAATTTCATCTAACATTCTCCATTAGGAATTTTAATCTTTCTACGATTGATTATTTGAGGCCAGTATTTTTTTGTGATGCAAGGGACAATAAACGAAAAGTCCATGAACGCCGACTTAGAGGCTTATACATATCGTCTCCTCCAACAATTTTATCTTCTCCTTCTTTTCTAAAGCCATCATCTAGGAAGGTCATAGTAGCCGTATCCTCTTTAGTATCACAGCAAATGGCTGTAAATTTTTCAACCTCATTGGCCACACACATCGCTTGTCCCATAACTTGAAAGGGGTTTCCTTGATATCTCAAATCGAGTCCAGAAACAACTACATCGGTTCCATTGTAAACTGACCATCGAAGCATTGCTTGTGCCCACTTTATGTTTGACGGATCTGTTTCGAAAAAGTGAAATTCATCAAACGCTAAAAGATGTAAGTTATTTTCTCCCTGATCTCCGATAGAGTATTTATTTACTTCCATCTCAACTTCGTCAAGAGAAGAAACCTGAATGACATTGTTTTTGATGGAACTTCCATTTCTAGACTTTACTGAGTCTTTATCTCTAGTGTCAAACTTTGGTTTTATTATTAAGGTATTTTTTCCCGCTATATTGTATTTATCAACGCAATTTATAAGTGCTTGCGATTTTCCTGATCTCATTGGACCCCTCTCTATTCACTTTTCGCTCCTTAATTTCTTTAGAAAATCATCTAAAACATTCGCATTCCCTAGATTGTATATCTTAATACTATGTTTTCTTGCCAGTCGAATGGCCCATCTTGTACCACCTAAATCTTTACCGTCTGGCGTCCAACAAATAACAGCGTTTGATGGTTTGTTTAGATCTTTTCCGAGAACTTGACACATGTTTCTCTCTATGAAATTCCAAACCCAATCTTTAGAATTCATATTGAAATCTTGGTATTCTTCAACCAAATCTCTTGCAATTATTTTTGCTTTTTCTGAAATTACATAAACATCATCTTTTGTAGATTCTCTATTCCATTTTTTACCAAAATTTTTCCAAGGAAGATATATTTCTTTATTTCCACCAACGGAGATACATCCCTTTTCGAAAGCAGAGTCTGCCCCCAATGCGTCCAACCCTTTAGGGCTAACTTAGAACCAATCTCTTCCATTAAGGATTCGATACTTACGGGCAATTCTCTCGAACCAATACCTGTATATATTTTTTTAGGCATTAAAATATTTCTTTCTTTTCATTCGGGTTGTATTGTAAGATGTCGGCCTTCTTGGAATTTTCCTTCAGTCCGTTGATGTTCTTTATATTATGAATGTCTTTTGTTCGAACAGAGTTGGAAAATTTGTCATATATTTTTTTACAGTTAGATTGTAAAATATCACAATAAATAAATCTTCTCCCCATAGTAAAGGCAGATTCACAATTAACGCCATCTCCTCCAAAAGGATCGAAAACTATTTGACCTTCTTTGGAATAGGAGCCTATAAAATATTCTGAAACTTCAGAAGGGAAATCAGTATCTTTTTTTTCTTTGGATATTATGTAATTTAAAGGTTCTGTTCCCATTTTTTCATAAGCGTGTGAGAATGCATTATCATCCAAAACATGTTTAATTGCATTCTTATATGGAACTCTAAGAAAATCTTTGTTGTAATTTAATTTTTTAGAATTTGAATTCAGAATATAACAAGTCTCATGTGCGTTAACGCCATGTCTTGATCTTTGATTTTTAAATAGATCGCTTTTAATCCAAGGAACCTTATCTACTAAGTTAAGGTAACTCTTCTCTATTACTTTTTGAATTATTTTTTCAGAATAGAAAAGAGCATATCCATCTCTATATTTCTCTCGGAAGATGAGGATAATGGCGCTACCTTCCTGAGTTTTAATTAAATAGTTCATTTCAGAAATGCATTGAACCATATAATCTATATACTGGTCTATCTCCAAAGAAGAGATAGAGAATTTATTTAATGAGTTAACAGGAGGTGGTGGTGATGTGATGATGAGATCTATAGAATCTTTAGGAAGATTTTGAATTACTCTCTTCGCATCACCACATATTATCCTAGACTCCTCTATTTCCTCTTTCTTGGTCGGGCAAGAAAAGTTCATTTTTAGAAGGGTTCTGGGCCATTATTATCTCTAGATTGAGAATCGTCTGCCCATATTGGTACTTCATTCTTAGGAATGACCATTGGACGTGCTGTTGGATTTAATGCCTGACTTAAATTAACAGGAGCTGGTCTTTGAGTAGGAATGTCTTGATTACTCATAGGTCCAGAATCATTATCCATTAAGTGTTTTGTTTGAATTGGTTTAGCCCGAGGTTCCGACTCTTCTCTGTGGACAGGTGGAGGCGGCGGTGGAGCATCAGCAAAGGTGATTGTAGAGTGTGCAGCACTTTGAACGAGAGCCTCTTCTTCTGAAACCTCTTTTGTTTCAAGAATCTCTACATGTGCTGGCTTTCTTGAAGGTAGAGAGATCGCTTCTATTCCATGTCTAACGACTTTCTCAGCCTTTGGAAGATGCCTATCCGATAGAGAATATCCATCCTCATCTGTAGTCATAGTCTTTCTAGTTTCTACAACCTTAACTCTAGTTACTTCATATTCAACCTCATAATCATAGGCTGGGTGAAGTTTATATTTTGTAATTATTTTTGGCATATCAAAGTCTCCATTTTTGTTTGCAAAAGATTTAGAACTTTATCATTATACGAGTCTTTGAAGTGGCCTTATTTTCAGGATTTGAATTTTTTAACTTCTTTCTTTCTTTTGTTTTTTTTCTTTTTCTTTCAATTATATTGGGATCTAAGCCTTCCCTTTGTAATACTTTTCTTATCTTCGGTCGGCTCCTCCAAATAGCATTGTCAACTGCTTTTGGATCTAAAATTTTTCTATTTAAAGTAGTGTCAACTTTATATAATTTTAATTTTTTTGCTATTTCTTTATAACTCAAGTGTTCAAAATATCTTAAATAAAAAACACTCGATTCTAATTCCGACAATACTTTTGTGACGCTTTCAAAAAGATAATTTTCATAATCTTTTTGAATTATATCTAAGGGTGGACAAGAGCTTATATTTGAATTGTCACCACTTTCAGTTATTGTCTCTAGGAAAGTAATACACTCTCCATCTTGATTTTTCGTTTCATCGTTTAGGCTGTAAGCCTTGTTTAATACTTTTTTCTTTTGTGTCTGTTCGCTGTTTATCCTTGTTATTATGTGCTTGTTCATCGCATCTTGAGCAAAAGAGTTAAAACTTCCTTTTGATTCATCATATTTGTCTATGACATTTATTAGTTTAATTGCGCATTCTTGAGCCACATCTTGTGCTTCAGAACCTTGAATGAAATATTGAGACATTATATAACATATGCTATTATGCATGTGACTTAAGATCTTTTCGAAAGACCTTTCATCCCCTGCTTTGGCCTTAATTATTTCTATTTCAAGTTCTTCTTTTTCAAGTTTTTGCGGTTTTATACCAACAATCGGATTAAGGAAGAATTCCTCTGGTGAAGAAGCGTCATTATCGTCGTCATCATCATAGAAATTGGAATTCTGCATAAAATATACCCCCTGGAAAATACATCTGTCCAGAAGGTATATATTTTAATTTGGCCTTATTGGCACATTATTTTTTATTTCTTTCTAACAATCCTATAATTTCTATAATACAAACATCCAAACTAAGATCGATTTTGGGTTTAAAATCTATGTTTGTAAGGTTCTCTTCGAGAGTTCTATATATCATTACAAAATCTTCCAAGGGCGTTGAATCTCTTTGCTTTAGCCAACCCTTTTCGATAGATTTTTCAATGTAAAGGTGATCGTGTTTGCTAATATATTTACTCAACATAGTGTCGTGAATGTATTGTAAATACCCCATAAAAATTTCTTTAGAATCTTTTCCAATTCTTTGAGCTTTTTTTATGTGAACTATCGCTGGAACTTTTTTATTTGCCAAAATCAATTCATTAAGTTCGTAGAAATATGAAAAACTGGTGTATCCAACAATCTCTTCAACTTGTTTAACTGTGATCTTTCCTTCGATTCTATTCAATACAGAATCAAGAACACTTAGAGCATCACGACAAGAACCATCTGCTGCTCTTGCAATTATCTGTAAAGCACCGTCTTCAATGTCCTTGAATCCTTCTTGTCCACAAACCCAATTAAGATGATCGGTAATCTGCTTAATGGTTAAGTCTCGTAAGTCAAATCTTTGACATCTAGATTGAATTGTCTTCAGTATCTTTTGAGGGTCTGTTGTGCATAATATAAAGATTGTATTTTTCGGAGGTTCTTCTAAAACCTTAAGTAGAACAGAAGAGGCATCTTTTCTTAAGCAGTGAACCTCATCTATAATGAGAACTCTTTTTTTGCCAACAACTGGATTTCTTTGAGCTAGTTCTCTAATCTCTCTAACGTCATCAATAGATGAATTTGAAGCAGCATCCATCTCGATTACGTCAGGACAATTTCCACTAATTATCATCTTACAGATATTTGAATTTGTATCATAGTCAACTGAAGGTCCATCATCACAATTGAATATCAAGGACAAGAGTCGAGCAAAGGTCGTTTTCCCAGTACCTCTGGTTCCAGTAAACAGATAGGCATGTCTCAATCTTCCTTTTTTACATGCATTCTCTATTGTCTGTTTAACATGATCTTGACCTACGACTTGTTGCATTTTCTTAGGTCTATATTTTTGATATAGTGCTTTTTGTTGTTCTGCCATTATTATCTCACAATTCTTCTTTTTTTAAGCCTATTTCGTAATTCTTTAAGGCTTCTTCACGAGAAGTTGTCCCAAAGATATGTTCCTTATCTATATCATCATAAGAGTCCCAACCTATCAACTGCACTAGGCCACATTCATGACACTTAAAGGCTGGAGAAACATCATCCTTTGTAATGTCAGAAACATCACCATCGTTTAAAAAGTTAGGAGAGTTACATCCACAACACCAAATCTTATATATGGTTTCAAATTATGTCACTCTTTAGTCCATATATCCAAACGGAAACCATCTCTTTGTTCTCTTTTTTCTAAATTCCAGTCGTCTAATAGAAAATTAAAAAACAAACAAGAATCATTCTGTTCTACTTCAGTATCTATAGTAGAAAGGTAAATTCTTTTTATAACATTTCCCTTTAGTGCTTGTTCGTAAATCTCTGAACCACCTATGATAAATATTTCTTTACCACCTGATCGATCAAATGCTAATTGATATGCATGAGGAAGGCTGTGACACACAATGACTCCACTGGGTGCTTCGTAGCCTTCTTGTGAAGTCACTACAATATGGGTTCTTTTCGGTAGGATTCCATGTAAGGATTCAAAAGTTTTTCTACCCATAATTATTGGAGAATTCAAAGTTGTCTCTTTGAAGTGCTTGAAGTCGTCTTTGCAATACCAAGGTATTTTACCGTCCTTTGCAATGACTCCATTTTTATCTGTTGCTACAATAATATTAAACATCATTTTACCTTTTGAAATGAGAATTCTCTATCTGGATATTTGTTTTCAATTTCTTTTTCTAAATCATTATTTCTTTCGGAAAGGTAAATATAAACTATGTCATTGAAAAAACCACAGCCAACAACTTCGTTTACCTTTGTTACATAATTTAATGAGATGTCTAAATTCAATCTCAAGATCTCTTCTTTACTCATATCTATCTCCTAAACAGCCATCTTGGCTTTGATTGTAGATTGTGGATTATAATCTTCTAAGATTATATGTTCTGGTTTTATTTGAAAAATATCAGTAGGAGCGTCAGGATCTATTCTCAACTTAGGAAGATCATTCGGTTCTCTTTGTAACTGTTCTCTAACTACATCGAAATGATTACTGTATATATGGCAATCAAATCCAAACCATACAAACTCTTTGGGGATTAAACCTGTGCAGTGAGCAACCATATAAGTCAACAGGGAGTAAGAAGCTATATTAAAGGGCACTCCAAGGAACATGTCTGAAGATCTCTGGTATAGAGAACAGGTCAAATATTTTCCTTCTTCTACTCCAAATTGAAATAAAATATGACAAGGTGGTAGGGCCATATCTTTTAATTGAAGTGGATTCCAAGCGGTAACAATATGCCTTCTCCCATTTGGATCTCTTTTTAATTCCTTAATCAAATCACTTATTTGATCTAAACCTTGGGAATTAAAATTTCTCCACTGATGTCCATATACTGGACCTAAGTCGCCTTCTTTTATATTGTTGTATCGAGAAACTTCACTATGGACGTGAGATACATATTCTGGAGACTCATACGATTCAGAGTCTTCATGAAGCGTGTATGAATTTTCATCAATCGGAATTGATAGTTGAGAAATCTCTTCTCTTAATTCTTTCTTCTTTGCTTGAATTTTATTCCAATAATCTTCGGCATTTGCATTCCAAATATTTACATTATTTTCTTTTAAATAATCTATATTTATATCACCAGACAAAAACCAAAGAAGTTCGTGAATAATTCCGTTCCAATAAACTTTCTTAGTTGTTAGCAATGGGAAACCATCACTAAATGGTGCCCTTATCATTTGTCCGAAGATTTTTTTAGTTCCGGTTCCAGTTCTGTCTCCAGAATCAGTTCCATTTTCCATTATATTATGTAGAGTATTTAGATATTCTTTTTCAACCACGATTAACTCCTAAGTCATATTTTTTTATAGTTTTTTCTGTGTCTGGGATTGTCAAGTTATAGATTACCGTTCTGTGAAACTTACAAAAATCTACAAAAGATTCTCTGTTCACTTTCTGCTTCATCAAGATAGCAAATAATATTAATAAATTGATATTATTTGACTTACATTCTCTCCACAGACTTTAATTTCCGTAGAACTTACGGTATTTTTCTGACTTTTACTACAAAATTTTAAACAAATATTTTATTCTTGGTTATCGAATTTAGTATTTATTTTTATATTTTTGTAGATTTTCAGTCAACTATAGATTACCCTTAACAAATTCAGACATGATATTTGGAGTTGCTGTATCGAAACCAACGACATCAAGCGCACCCTTGTCGTCTGGATCAGCGATTGTGAATCCGTTAGATACCATACCAACAACGATTAGCTTGGCATCGATACCCATTTCATCACGATAACGCTTCAGGGCAGTCATTGGCTGAACCCGATTGTAACCATTTGTTTCGGAGTCTGTGTAAACTACGAAAGCATCAAGTTCAACCTTGTTCTTAAGTGCCCAAAGCATTGGAAGTGAGCAATCAGTAGAACCCATTGACAAACGAGAAACCTTGTCAACGACAGTTTTAAGGTTCTGCTTTGGAGTGATATTGATTTCAGACATACCGCTACCAGAAGTGAATCCAGTAACCAAGTAGTTCTTTTCAGTTCTTGCAGTGACCATACTCATCGCAGCCGAAGCTACACGAGGAGTGATGTTAGTTCCTGCAATTGCACCCGTTCCCATTGATCCAGAAACATCAAGTGCAAGCATCCAACGCTTACCAGTCGTTTCAATGTTCTTGAATGAAAGATAGAACGCTTCATCAAGAGCATCGACAATCTTCTGGTTAGGAGTCCAAGTCAAACTACCTTTGAGTCCACGACCAGAGTTGTAGATACCTTGTGCATAAAGAATCGAGATCGGGTGAACACGACCCTTAGCCAAGGCATTCGCATCAGTCAAACGCTCAACAACACGGTTAACTTCAGTGAAATTCTTAGAATCAAGAATTCCCTTTGCAGTTAGCTGATTCAAGTTACGAATCAGAGCTGTAACACCGAAGTTTTCAATCATGGATTCGTAAACCTTACGGCTACGCTTGTCTGTTGGGACAAATTCAAGACCAAGACGGTGCTCGTTCAAAAGTTCCACAATGCGGCTATCGGAATTAGTAGCTTTGATTTCTTCGTAAGCAGAAAGGACAGGAGAAGCATTTGCCAATACGTCAGCAGAAACTTCTTCAGGCTTTGTTGCCCACTTATAAACAGTGCTACGTGATTCATCATCACCAGGATTTACGTGTGCAAGACGAAGAACGTCACGATGGCTCCAACCGTCACGGGATTGATACTTACCCATTTGGAAAGATACAGATTTTACATCTTTTTCGTTATACCAACGAGCTACGGCACGACGAAGACCACCAGACCAACCAGCGAACTGTTCACGAAACTTAATGAAGTGGAAAAGGTGAGTACCGATACGTGCAACACGAGGAAGCGCAGAATATGCCGCTTTACGAGTTTCATCATTTCCGGTAGATGAGCACATTGCCAAAACAAAAAGTGCGTAATCGTTCTTTGGCGCACGTCCTTCTTCAGAGATCTGTGCAACTCGTTCTACAACGTAAGTTCCACGATCCTTGATAAGTCTTTTCACTGCGTCAAGGTTTTCTTTGGTCAAACTACGCTCTGAAGCATAGTAAGATCCACCTTCAGTTCCGAGGATGAGAAAACGTTCAAGGCGTTGTTCGTCACTTAAGCCGAAAACGAATGCTCCATCGCTGTTCTTAACCTGCTTTTTGGTCTTGCTTGCTTGACCCTGCTTCAGGTTCTTCTCTCTTTGACGGTCTCCTTCAAGACCAAGGCTTTTGTTTGCCATTTTGCGACCCCTTTCTGGGATTAGAGTATGTACAAAAAATAATCCGTAACTTTGGGAAGTATGCTGGCTGGTGTCAACCGACACAAATCCCTTGGCTACGGATTATCTTATTGCCAAGATTTTTGTGGCTGGATAAATAAGTGAATCTGGGAGTGATCGTTACAAGAGATAACCTAGATTCTCCGACCCAACCGAAGGCACGGATTAATTGTTGAAACTTCAGATAAAAAATGAGATTAGATAAAACCGTTCTGTGAAACTTACAAAAATCTACAAAAGATTCTCTGTTCACTTTCTGCTTCATCAAGATAGCAAATAGTTTCAATTTATTTAAACTATTTGACTTACATTC